CACACGGGTGTTGTACCATTTCTCAAGAAGTTTGAAGCAACTGTCAGATGTTGCACGCAGAATGGCATACGAGGTGGATCCGCGACAGTCCACTTCCCAATCTGGCACCAAGAAATAGAAGATATTCTTGTTCTTAAAAACAATAAGGGTACGGAGGATAATCGTGTTCGCAAACTTGATTACAGCATTCAAATCAGCAAACTCTTCTATGAGAGGTTCATTCAAGATGGTGAGATCACGCTTTTCTCCCCACATGATGTACCTGGACTTTATGATTGCTTTGGACTCGCTGGTTTTGATGAGCTCTACTGTGCATATGAAAAGGATTCGTCCATTCCGAAAAAAACTGTTAAAGCACAAGAACTCATTCTCAATCTCCTTAAAGAAAGAGCTGAGACGGGTAGGATCTATATTATGAATATTGATCATTGCAACTCTCATTCTTCATTTAAAGATAAGGTGAATATGTCCAATCTCTGCCAAGAGATTACTCTTCCTACTGATCCAATTCATCATATTGATGATAAGATGGGTGAGATTGCTCTTTGTATTCTTTCAGCTATCAATGTTGGAAAGGTAAAGTCTGATGAAGAACTTGAAGAACTTTGTGATCTTTCTGTTCGTGGTTTGGATGAGTTGATTGACTATCAAAAGTACCCCGTAGAGGCGGCAGAAATCGCCACCAAGGCGCGTCGTTCTCTTGGTATAGGGTTTATTGGTCTTGCACACTATTTGGCAAAACTTGGATTCGATTATGATTCTCAGGAAGCATGGGATGCTGTTCATGGTTTGTCAGAATCTTTCCAGTATTACCTTTTGAAGTCATCAAACCAACTTGCTAAAGAAAAGGGTTATTGTGAATATTTTGGACGCACCAAGTATGCAGATGGCATTCTTCCAATCGACACTTATAAAAAAGATGTAGACGAAATTTCATCCATAAACCTTCAGCATGATTGGGAAAATCTTAGAGCATCTATCTTGGAACACGGTCTCAGGCACTCAACACTGTCCGCACAAATGCCATCGGAGAGCAGTTCCGTTGTGTCAAACGCAACAAATGGAATCGAACCACCTCGCGGATTCTTGTCCGTTAAGAAAAGTAAAAAGGGACCACTCAAACAAATTGTTCCACAATATCATGCTCTTAAGAATAACTATACGCTTCTTTGGGATATGGAGTCCAATCGTGGTTATATTAATGTTGTTGCTGTGATGCAAAAATTCTTTGATCAGGCAATTTCTGGAAACTGGAGTTACAATCCAGAGAACTATGATGACAATGAAGTTCCAGTTTCTGTAATGGCAAATGACTTTTTGACTACATACAAGTACGGGTGGAAAACTTCTTACTATCAAAATACTTATGATATTAAGACTGATGAAGTAGTAGAAGAAAAACCCAATCTTCAAGATTTGCTAAGTGAGTTAAGTACAGTAGAGGAGGGAGAGTGTGAATCCTGTGCAGTTTAAAATTTCTTCAACCGAAGAAACCACCGAAATTAAAGGAATGACCGTTTTTAATACTGAAAAAGTAGATACCAAGAAGCAACCAATGTTTTTTGGTAAACCTCTTGGGATTCAGAGATATGACTCATACAAGTATCCCATCTTTGACAAATTAACTACTCAGCAACTTGGATACTTCTGGAGACCCGAAGAGGTATCTCTCCAAAAAGATCGTGGAGATTATCAAACACTTCGTCCCGAACAAAAGCATATCTATACTTCTAATCTGAAGTATCAGATTATGCTTGACTCTGTTCAGGGTCGTGGTCCTGGTATGGCATTCATTCCTTACTGCTCACTACCTGAATTGGAAGCATGTATGGAAGTATGGGGATTTATGGAAATGATTCATAGTCGTTCATACACTTATATTATTAAAAACATTTATTCAGACCCATCTGAAGTTTTTGATACTATTATTGGCGATGAGCGTATTCTGGAACGCGCTAAGACCGTTACAAAATCATATGATGATTTCATTCAATCAGCCCAAACTTATGGTACATCCAATGCTTGGATGCATAATCTTGAAGGAGTCTCATACGCAAAGGAAACAATCAATGATGTTAAACGAAAACTCTATAGAGCAGTCGCAAATGTTAATATTCTTGAGGGTATTCGCTTCTACGTTAGTTTTGCTTGTAGTTTCGCCTTTGGTGAACTTAAGCTTATGGAGGGATCAGCTAAGATTATCTCTCTCATCGCAAGAGACGAAAATCAACATCTAGCACTTACTCAAAACATTCTGAATAAGTGGAGAGATGGTGATGATCCTGAAATGCAAAAGATTATGAAAGAAGAGGAAGAATGGACTTATAAGATGTTTGATCGTGCTGTTAATGAAGAAAAGCGTTGGGCAGACTATCTGTTCAAAGATGGCAGTATGATTGGACTCAATGATAAACTTCTTCAGCAATATGTAGAGTGGATTGCAAATAGAAGACTTAAAGCAATTGGATTAAAACCCCAATACGATATTTCAGCAAACAACAACCCACTTCCTTGGACACAGCACTGGATTTCTTCTAAAGGTCTCCAGGTTGCTCCCCAGGAAACGGAAGTAGAATCATATGTAGTTGGTGGAATCAAACAAGATGTTACCAAAAATACTTTCTCAGGATTCAAACTATGATGAATGGTGTGAACAGGAAATTCTGAACGCATACAAAGAAGCGGCAGAATGTGATGAGTTTATGTTTGGAGATTATGACTTTTGTAAAGAATGGTTAAATGATATCTGATAGATAGGGGAGGTCACACTCCTCTTTTTTATGCCAAAAAATCAAATAAACAAAGACGAACTTAAAGTTCGTGTTTTAAAATTAAAAGATAAATTACACAAAGATCATATTCGACCAGAAATGGATATGAAAGGACTTGCTCATAAATATCTGAATGAGGTTTTAGATATTATTGATGAGTATAGATATTGACTATGATAATCCTTGGATCTATAATGGGAATCCTTTCACAAGTGAAGATATCGGAGACCATTATGGATTTGTTTATTTGATTGAAAATAAACTAAACGGTAAGAGATATATTGGTAGAAAATACCTTTGGCAATTTAGAACACCAAAAGGTAAAAAACGAAAAGTAAAATCAGAATCTAATTGGAAAGAATACTATGGGTCTTGTCCGGAACTTAAAGAAGACATTGACAAATTGGGCAGAGAAAATTTTAGTCGAACTATCTTATCATTACATAAAACAAAGGGCAAAACAAACTTCGAAGAAACGAGACAGTTATTCGTCAACGGAGTTCTCACAGAATCACTTGACAACGGAACACCCGCCTACTACAATAGCAACATCCTCAACAGGTACTTCCGAAAAGATTATTATGGAAACTCAGATTGAACCAGTTCCTTATGTGAGGAATTGGTCTATTGATCGGATTCGTCACCTTGCAGATCATGGTGGAATGGAGGATCAACTTAATGCTCTTGCAATTGCTTCCGAATTTGATGAGTGGATTAATATCCCAGAAGGAATGCAAGAACTGAATTATCTTTGTTTGGAGGATGATGATTGGACAGATGAGCAAGAAGTTGATGTTCGGTAATCCAACCAATTGACAAAATCTAAATAAAAACTTATAATGTTAATAACCCACCATAAGGTGGGTTTTCTTATAATGAGACTTTGAGTGACATTTAGAGCCGTGGAAAGTGCCCTTTGAGAAAAGGGTGTACCCCCTTTCTATACGGATGTAGAGTTCAATTAATTTTAATGCTTAACTTCTTTACTGTAGCCGTTCCCCTTATGGCAATGGTTACAACCAATACGGCATCACTGCCTTTCTCTAGTTATAAACTGCAAGGTCCGCCTCCCCCAGTGGAAGAAAAACCTTACTCAATTATTAAAGAGTTTGAACCAGAGACGACAGCAATCCGCGAGGTTGCACCAATAAAGCCAAAAGAGAAAAGGCTAATTTGTAAAGGGTGTAATGAATATGAGAATGCTACCTTGGATTTTTTCCAGGATCGTGGTATTAAAGACAGAAACGCCCTTGCTACCATTATGGGCAATATCCGTCAGGAATCAACTTTTATTCCTAACATTTGCGAAGGTGGTAGCAGAACCAGTTGGCATAACTGCGGTCGCGGTTATGGACTGATTCAATGGACATCTGCCGACAGATATTATGGATTGGGTGATTTTGCTAAGAGGTATGGTGGTTCTCCATCATCACTTCACACGCAACTTCGTTATCTAATGACTGAGGTTCAATGGCAACGAATTGAAGACAGGATGAAAACTCCTGGCAAGTCTATCAATCGTTACATGGACTATGCGTATAGTTGGATTGGTTGGGGGCATCATGGTGCCCGCACTTCGTATGCTCATGAGTATGCTTCCAAACTGATCACGGTAGAAGTTTGATACAATAAAATATAGAATATGACAACTGAATAATAAATAGAGGAGAGTGGTTGCTACTCCTCTTTTTTTATGTTCAATTTTAACTTCGGAAAAAAGAAACCAGATAAGAAGCAGATACTCCTTATAAGCGTCATACTCAGTGCTATCGTAGCAACCCTCTCCCAATGCACTGGAGCGCCTCAGGAGCGTCTCTGGGACCTTCTAGACGAGGTTCAGAGGACTCTGTTCCCAGGCACCATAATCAACGATGTACTGCTTCAGGATCCTGGTGTAGTGGATAGAAGGGTTGAGCGTGATGTGGATAAAGCGATTCGTGACTATGAACGCTTGACAAGAGACTCAGATCCACCTAGAGTACCTTTGCCACGGTTGATCGAGAAAGCTCCAGATAACTCTGAAGCTCAAAAATTATTAGGAGGTGAAATGAGGTTATGTGCTCCATGGGTTGACACCTGCCCTAAGGAGTGATACAATATACAGGTAAACAAATGACTCAGTAGCTCAGTTGGATAGAGCATCTGCCTTCTAAGCAGTTGGTCGGGGGTTCAAGTCCCTCCTGAGTCGTTGCTACTTGCGCTGGAAAGATAAACCAGAATGCCGTAGCAAGATAGAGGGTAAGCCTCTGTTATATCCTTGAGGTATATTACGCTTACTCCATCTAGTCGATGTGGCGGAATTGGTATACGCGCTGGGTTTAGGTTCCAGTGGAGCAATCCATGAAGGTTCAAGTCCTTTCATCGACACTTGACAATCTAACTTAAATAGTTTATGATTGTCTCATTGCGAAAGTAACTCAACGGTAGAGTCCCTGCCTTCCAAGCAGGTTGTTGCGAGTTCGAATCTCGTCTTTCGCTCTTGGTAGTCGTTATGCAGATAGCATAGAAAGACGCCAACTAAATCCTATGGGACTCTCATAGGTCAAGGGATTGATCACCCTTGCTGGGAAGTCCTCTAATACTTCCCATTTCCTCTGCGTAGTCTATTGGTAAGGACACCCTGACAAAGGAGTTGGATACTGGGTTCGATTCCCAGCCAGAGGCACATAAAAGACCTTGAGAGCAATCTCTAAACTGTAGGTTGGTTCACCTACACTTATTCCCCTGTGGCGCAGCGGTAGCGCGAGAAACTGTTAATTTCCAGGTCACAAGTTCGAATCTTGTCGGGGGAGTTAGTAGAATACCTTATAAATAATAAAGTGTTCTACTAAACTGATGAAACAAACCGCTACTTGTTTAAATTGTTCTACGATATTTACTTACAATCCTTATCATAAAAGAGGTAAGTATTGTAACAACAAATGTCAACAAGAACACACAAGAAATCAGTATATTACTGAATGGAAACAAGGTTTAGTTTCAGGTGGTTCTTCTTACAATTTATCGCAATATGTAAGAAACTATCTTTTGGAGGAAGCACTACACAAGTGCTCTAAATGTGGTTGGTCTGGAACTAATATCCATACTGGTAAAGTTCCATTAGAAATCGACCATATTGACGATGACCCATTTAATCATTCGCCAAGCAATTTGCAGGTTCTCTGTCCAAATTGCCACTCTCTTAAAACTCAACCTCCAAATAAGAGTAGAGGTGGAAGATATAAAAACGGTGGGCATCCTAAATACGGGAGCATAGCTCAGCGGTAGCAGCGTCTGCTTTACACGCAGAATGTCGGGGGTTCGAATCCCTCTGCTCCCACTTGATAAATAAAAATAAAAAAAGAGTATAATGGAAAAACTTTATAAACTCTTGAGTGATGCACAGTCATCGCTTTTTGTTTTATTCCATAAAACTTGGGCATTTCACTGGAATGTTGTAGGTGAAGACTTTACTCAACTCCATCAACTTTTTGGTGGTCAGTATGAGACTATGTTTGAAGAGATCGATCGTCTCTCAGAACATATGCGTTATTTGAATGTAAAACCTCTCAGTTCTCTTTCGAGAATGCTTGAGGTAACTCAAATCAAAGAAGCAGCAAGTTCATCTGGAGCAAGAGAAATGCTTCAAGAACTTCTTGAAAATAATGAAAAGTTTTGTGAAATGATGCAAGAGATTTCAGAGGAATCCGAAGCACAAAAGCAATATGCAACTGCTAATCTAGTTCAAGATTTGATGGAGTCTCACGGTAAGTTTATTTGGATGTTAAGGTCTCACTTACAATGAATAGGATGAAGAATAATGATTTCAATAAGATGCAAAGATTGCAATAAAGAATTAACAGGACACCCATCAAAAACAGTCACTTGTGGATGTCCTAATATGGCAACGATCCGTGGAGATAAAGTTTCAGCAGTTGACTTATCTCGTATTGTTATGCTAAACTCTATTCAGAAAGAACAAAAATCAAATGTTCTGACTTCACAAGATATTGCCTGGCAAGAGGCAAGACGCCAACGCAAAGTAAAGCGTTTGGATTTTGAGGTTCGTTGAACCTATTACTGGAAAGAGTCCGGTTGGTCGAGGACACCGCCTTGAAAGCGGCTGGGGTTAACGCCCTCGCAGGTTCGATTCCTGTTCTTTCCGTTAAGATAACTTACAAATTTAATAATTTCTTCAACAGTGTTACGATATGAACACAAAAAGTTGACTTTGAAGTGTCTGTGATTAGTATATAATAGTATCACAGGGACAAACCTATGGATCAACACACCTATGAAAATTGGGTGAAGATCAAGGCAACTTTTGAAGCCTCTGGTAACACCAATAATATGTTTTATTATAGAGCATGTGAGATTTTAAAAACCCGCAAAGATCCTCTTGCAAAGTTTCTTGGAGACGAGAAATGATGCACGAACAAGAAGAGTTTATTACCCGTTCTGAAGTTCAGGAGATGATCGATGATGCTATCAGAAGACACAACCGTAATGCTTCTATCATTAGTATGTGCGTCGGTTGGGTGGTTCTTGCTTTATTTGCTGAGGGACTTTTAAGATTAGTTGGTGTTATTCCTCCTCTATTACCCTGGTTAAAAATATCCTTATAGAGAGAATGGTAAGATTCACCGAAGAAGACTTACAAGAACTATACCAAAGAGTTTTTCAACAGAAAATGGATGAACTCTTTGAAGAACCATCAACTTACGAGGACGAAGAAGATGACTAAAACACTTTTTGTATTATCCTTAATATATTTTTCTACAATTAGTTTGTGGATTTATTGGGGACTTAATTATGCATATGTCAAATAAACAAAGATACAATTTTGCAATGTCTTCTTTTGTGAGAATGTATGGGCACAATATTGTAAACAATATAGATATTAAACAGTTTTGCAAAGAATGGTCTATTTGGAATGTTAACGCCCCTTTACAAGGACTTGACGAAGTTGACCAATACATGTATTATGAATACAAGAACTGGAGAGGAAGATGATTTTCCACTTGGTTGAAACCCTAGCAGCAAGTCCTTTCTTTCTTTTTCTTTGTGGAATGGGATTGACAGTTGTACCTTTTGCTGGTATTATGTACATACACAAAAACAAGTAACGGGGTGTAGCGCAGCTTGGTAGCGCATCTGCTTTGGGAGCAGAGGGTCGCAGGTTCGAATCCTGTCACCCCGACTCATAAAACTTCACTTTATGAAAATGTATCCAGAACTTTCAGATCTCCAAAAATTTACGGTTGAAGAGTTTCAAGCAGATTTTGACAATCTAATACAAAGAGTAGAAAATGGTGAATCGTTTATTATTACTGATGGAGAAAGAAGCGCAGTGATTGTTCCATACAACGAAACCATAAAGTTTGCAGTAGAATCTGATGTGGACGACGATGTGATACGAATACACACCGACCACGAAGAAGGTTCTTGACAAAGCGTTCCAGATCCGCTATTATAGATCTGGATTCAGGGGAGTATAGCTTAATGGTTAGAGCGGGCTCCTTATAAGGGCTTAGTCTGGGTTCAACTCCCAGTATTCCCATTACATAATTTTTATAAATAATTATGTATATATTCATAACACCAATATGTTTACTTTAATATCTACCTGTCATAATTGTGGTTGTGATATATTAAATGAAAGAGTCACAAAAGGACGACTAAAAAAATGGTGTAGCAATGCTTGTAGACAAAGATGGCGTTATAAAAACGACACAAACTATAAACCTAAACAAGTACAAAGAAACACTTACGAAAGACAAAAAAGAGTTTCTTATGAAAGAAAATGGGAAGCAATTCAAAATAAAGGTGGAAAATGTCAACAGTGTGGTGAAAACAGACCAGCAATGCTGTGCTTTCATCATAGAGATCCATCACAAAAAGAACTAAATCTTGATGCTAGAAGATTTGGAAATACAAAGTATGAAACTCTAAAAGAAGAAATAGACAAGTGTGATCTTTTATGTCATAATTGTCATCAAGAACTCCATAATGGAAATTCTTGGAATCAATTTTTACAAACGCTCGTCTAGCAATCTGTCGAATGCAGCGTTCTCATAAAGCGCCGAAGAGGGGTTAGATTCCCCTGACGAGCATAGGACAGAAACTCTACTGTCCACCTTGACTTCTTCAAGTCAACCCCTTATAATACTAAGGTCAACATTCAAAACAATGACTCTCACAGCAAAATTCAAGAAAGACATCCAAACTCTTCGTGGAGCAGCAAACGGTGACTTCTACCTTGATGTAAAGAATCCGAAACTCTACAAAAAGGTTCGTCGGTACTATGAGAACGAAGGTGTAGTATTCTCTGGTGATCCTCTAGATGACTATGAAATGCTTATGGAATATGTTCTTGCTGATCTCGAATCTGTAGAGGTGGCATGAAGACAAAAGTTCTTCTTGAACGAGAAGGATATCGCTTTATTGAGGCGGGTATCCTTGAAATCAACGGTAAACCTGATTACCGTATGCAAAAACAAAACGAGTATACCAAACGCTGGAATGACATTTATCTTTTTGATAATGTTTTACAATGTTCTACTGCAATGGAAGATATTGAATATGCGAAATGGTTAGATCCAGATCGTGTTCCTTGTTATGTGAGAGATGATGATGAGTAAATAGTCACGGATGGACTTTAACAGCACTGGTCGGGAGCAAAACCCCTTATGTCTAAATCTGATTTGCTTCGGTGGATTGGAAACATTCTCCTTATAATTGGTTATCAAACTATGTTGTGGGGAGAATTTAAATACGGTTTAATGATAAAAGTTATTGGGGGACTACTCACAATACCTTTTGCTATTAAACTAAAACTTTGGGATGTATTATTCTTATGTGCATTCTTTGGTATTACCGAGATATCAAAGTTAACCCAACTTTTCTTAGTTTCTCAAAACTAAGTGGTGGAGTCAAATGACCCCTATGAGTTTCTTGCTTCTCTCAAGAGCAAGTGGTGCGGATGGGGAATTCTTTCTCCGCCTGGTTTCCAATTTCCAGTCAAAGAATTGGTGGCGAGCCTGAATTTTCAAAAGAGGGGTTTACATAACCCCTCTTTTTTTGTATAATATATACTAAGAGAAATTTATTGATCTATGAGTGATTATAAGAAAACTGCACTTGTATTAGGTGCTGGTGGATTCATTGGAAGTCACATGGTAAAGAGATTAAAGTCTGAGGGATATTGGGTCCGTGGAGTTGATATTAAGTATCCCGAGTTTTCAATTTCCGAAGCAGATGAATTTGTTTTGGGAGACTTGAGGGACATGGGTTTTGTTCGATGTACCCTTGAATTCAAAGGCGAACAGGGTAATTTTTATAATTCAGTCCCTTATCGTTACATTCGCCCTTTCCATGAGATTTATCAGTTTGCTGCAGATATGGGTGGTGCTGGATTTGTTTTCACTGGCGAAAATGATGCAGACATCATGCATAACTCTGCAACCATTAATCTTAATGTTCTTGAAGCACAGCGTCAGTTTAATGAAACTTTTAATGGTGTAGATAATGGTACTGAATGTGTTCGACCTGTTCTAGACTATCAGACTAAAATCTTTTATTCTAGTTCTGCTTGCATGTATCCAGAACATAATCAACTTGATCCCAATAATCCAGATTGCCGTGAAGAATCAGCATATCCCGCAGCACCAGATTCTGAATATGGTTGGGAAAAACTCTTCTCAGAGCGGTTGTTTTTCGCTTATTCTCGTAATCACGGGATCCCTGTTCGGGTTGCTCGGTATCATAATATCTTTGGACCTGAAGGAACCTGGGAAGGGGGAAGGGAAAAATCTCCTGCAGCAATTTGCCGTAAAGTTGCCTACCTTTCAGAGGAAGGTGGAACTATCGAGGTGTGGGGAGACGGGTTACAAACTCGTTCCTTCTTGTATATTGATGAATGTATCGAAGCAACCCGCAGATTGATGGATAGTGATTTTATTGGACCTGTGAATATTGGTTCTGAAGAAATGGTTACTATTAATCAACTAGTAGATACTGCTGCTAAAGTCGCAGGTAAAGTTGTAGAAAAAAATCATATTGATGGTCCTCTAGGTGTTCGTGGTCGAAATTCTAACAATGATCTTATTCGCGAAAAACTAGGTTGGGATTACTCTCAAACTCTTGAAGAGGGTATTCGTAAAACTTATAACTGGATTAAAACTCAAATTGAATTAAAATGAAGTTACGACATTGTAAATATACTGCATCTACTGGGGGGTGCAGTTCGATTAATCATCCAGAAATGAATCAGCTGGATTGCATGTGGAACTGTGGGTTTTATTCTAATCAAACACAAGCATTTCTTTCTCTCTTAATCTTATTAAGTCATGGTATAGAACCTGATGTAATTAATTATTCAATGGGATTCAAGAGATTCAAAAAAGATGAGAATCGTGATATTTTCCCAGATTTTTATAAAATTGATTTTAATAAAAAAGTAAAGTTGTTTAAAAAAGTTGCTTTGCCTGACGAAAATAAAAAGCAATTTGGACTTTATGATTTTGAATATTATAATCAAGTAATTAATAAGTTTTTTAATCCAAGTGATTTAATTTTGGAAAGAAAAAATTTTTTAATGCAAAAATATAATATTAATCCTACAGAAACAATTTCTGTTCTTTATAGAGGAACTGATAAGTGGACTGAAGTTCGTTTATCGCATCCTTCAAATTATTTGATAGCGGTTAAGCAACTTTTACAAGCAACTTCTGCTAAAAAAGTTTTAGTTCAAAGTGATCAGACACAAGTTATAGATTATTTTAAAAATGAACTTGGAGATATGGTTATTCACTTTGAAGAAACTCCTTCGACTTACGGTACAGATGCAATGAACACTGTAATGGAGAACGAAGGGAAAGATACTATGGATTGGATGCAGTGGTTTGATTCTGCACTTAGGTGTGTTTCTGAATGTTCATATGTCGTCAATCATACGGGCAATTGTGGTTTATGGATGAATCTTTATCGAGGAAGTGTCAATAATGTTTTTCAATTTGATGAATTTGGTAATCTAAACTAATATGCAAAAATATTCTGATTTAGTTTTTCATCATCATACTGGACTTGGTGATCATTTCATTTGTAATGCAATTGTTCATGAATATGTAAAAATGACCGATCGTTTGCATATCCCTACTCATCATAGGTATTTTGAAACTTTAGAATGTTTGTATAGTGATTATCCAAATATTATTGTTCATTCTTTTCATGATGATTGGGCAACTCTTGAAAGAGAAATGTTTCCTTGGGCTCAACAGATGGGATACCCAATTATAAGACTTGGGTTTGAGAACTTAAATTATCGAGAAATGATGAGGAAAAATACTCCAAGAGGAGAAGGTGAAGCATATCCAGAAAAGTTTGCTCCAAACTTTGAAAGACAGTTTTATGAACAAGCAAATATGTTTTATAAAGATAGATATGAAAAGTTTGTTTTGCCTAAAAAAATTCCTGATGTTGATGAAGTCTATGAAAAATTAGTTGGTGATAATAATGACTACATTGTAGTTCATAAAAATTCAAGTTTTAGAAATGAATATCCCATAGAAATTTCATCTTGGAGACCTGATGAAAAAATTCCAAGCAAAGTAATTGAAATTAAAAAGGGGCAAACTAATAATGTTCTTTCTTATATGAAACTAATTGAAAATGCAAGAGAGATACATTGTGTAAACAGTGGATTTTTTCATCTTGTTGATAGTGTATGTACTAAAATTAATGCCAAACTTTTTTATCATGATATTCGATATAACACTATGCAGCAAATAAATTGTTTAGCAACAGGATTTAATCGCTGGAACATAGTTAGATACTCTCATTTAATGTAATGAAAAAAAATTTAATTCTTCATCATCATCCTGGTTTGGGTGATCATTTTCTTTGTAATGGTATGGTGCATCATTATGCACAAAAGTATGAGACTTTATATTTACCATGCAGAAAAAAGTTTTATAACACAATAGATTGTCTCTATCAAGATTTCCCAAATATTATTCCAAAAGCATTTGATAATGATTGGGATAATCTTGAAAAAGAAGTTTCTGATTGGTCTTCTGAAACTAAATTTGATTACCTTAAAATAGGTTATGATAAAGTCATTTATACTTATCTGGAAAGAGAACAATGCCCCCCAAAATGGGTTGGAATAAATTTTGAGAGACAGTTTTATGAACAAGCAGAAGTTCTTTATTCGGAAAGATATAGTAATTTCAAATTACCAAAACAAATAAAGGGAGCGGATGATCTTTACGAAAAAGTAGTTGGGAATGTAAAAAATTATATTCTTGTACACGATTCATCAAGTGCAAGCGATGAATATGAATTTGATATGTTTGGTTGGAGAAATGGCAAAAACTCTGACTTGACAATCATAAAAATAAAAGATAATATAACAGATAATCTATTAGATTGGATTAAAGTCATTGAAAATGCTACAGAGATTCATGTTTCCCCAAGTTCTGTATTTTGTCTAGTTGATTCTTTACCTTTAGACTTAAAAGCAGATCTTTATTTTCATGATCTAAGAGCTGATAATGGATTGCTGTTGGTAAATTCCCATTTAAATGATAATCGTTGGGTTATCGTTGAATATGATCAAAAAATATGAAAAACTATCAAAAAGATGATAATGGCGTAATAAAACAGATTATATGCAAACCAATTACATATGATCAAAAATATGTCGATACTAGATATAACTCTTATGGCGAATTGACAAACTATATGTCTTATCTAAGACTTGGATTTGTTATAGGTTCTCTAGGTAAAGTTCCAAATTCTATTCTTGATGTTGGATACGGGAATGGAAGTTTTTTAAAAACATGTAGTGAAATAATTCCAAATTGTTTTGGGTATGATGTTAGTGGTGTTAATTTGCCAAGTAAAATTAAAACTGTAGATAATATCTTTGATAGTCATTATGATGTCATTAGTTTCTTTGATTCTTTAGAACATTTTGATGATATTTACTTTTTAGATAAACTGCAGTGTGATTATATTTGTATAAGTGTTCCTTGGTGTCATAATTTTAATGATGAATGGTTTGAAAATTGGAAGCATAGAAGACCAGATGAACACCTCTGGCATTTTGATGAAAAATCTTTGAGGAGTTTTGTTGAGTCTCAAAATTATGAATATGTTAACCATACAAATATTGAAGACTCTATTCGTAAGACCGAGCATTCATATCCAAATATACTTACATCTATCTTCAAAAAAATAAAATGAAAAAGATTGCAGTTTCTACATGGTGTACTGATGACTATGCACCTTATCTAAGACCAGATAAGTTGCAAAAACTCATCAATCATTTTCATCCGGAGATAGACTTTCATATTTTTGGGACAGAGGATACAAAAAATATAACAAAAGAATATCCTTGGCTTGGTGCAGAAAATGTTAGGTTTTCTGATTGGATGATGGTCGTGACATGTCTTCCTTTAGTTGAAGATTATGATATGGTAATTCATATTGATGCAGACTCTTTTTGTATTGGTAGTCTTGATAAAGTTATTGATTCAAATGCAGAATTGATAGGAGTTAGAAACAATAACTTCTTTGGTAAAGCAGGATCAGCACAACCTTGTGTAAGTCCTTTTTATGAACCATATGGCGATGGTGGAATGATAGGTGTAAATGAGTTTCTTAATGCGGGATTTATTGCTTCAAATGATAAGCAATTTTGGTATGAGTGGAGAGACTTTAATAAGTTTGTTGCTGAGCAAAGTGATGGAAGAACTTTTACCTATAAACCATGGCCCTTAATTCGTAATGAACAAGATACTTGGAATCATATATTTCATGCAAAAGATAAGTATACAAGTGAAATAATTGATAGAGAGGGAAGTGGTGTAACTTATGGTATAGTTAATCAGTGGGGAGAAAAAGATCATTGTGAGAGTTGGAAAAATCTTTACATAAAAGACAACTCTGTTTATATTGATCACCCAATTACGGGAGAACCATTGAGAACAAGCATACTTCATGCCGCTGGAGTAGGTACAATGGAAACTATTAAACAATATGGTGACCATTATAACTGGTTATATGGTATAATTAAATCAGAAGTACGCGATTACATTCAAACAATTTTAGGAGAATAAAATGTCTGTTATTTTGAAAACAATTAAAGATCTTGAAACATATGATCTTTCCAAATCTAAAAAGTTTTTGGAGCACCATAATACACCTCATTCAAAAACAATTGCAATTCTTGATCAATTTGAGGATGGTTTTTATTCATTTCTTGAGGACAATGAAGATGTTGTAATGGTTGATCTTGGTGCTAATATTGGATTGTTTTCTCTTTATATGAGTTCTATCTGTAAAGAAGTATATGCAGTAGAACCAACTCCATCTCATATTGAAATTATGGGAGATATTTTAAAAAGTCTTAAGGTAAAAAATATTTTTCCACATCAAGTTGCTATTCATACTAAAAATGGAGAAGAAGAGTTTCAGTTGAATAGTAGCAATTCGACTATGAATTCTTTTCTTCGTCATGGTATTGATCCTGGTGGCACTGATAGTGTCATGGTTCCTACTACAACTCTTGCCGATTTTATTAAAAATACTGTGAAAAAGAGAGTGAATTTTGTAAAGATGGACATTGAAGGATTTGAAAATGTAGTTGTGCATGATCCATCATTCGAAGACGCTATTAAAGAAATTGATGCAATCTATGTTGAGGTTCATGATTTTGAGGGTGTTGGTAAGATGGAAGAGAATGTGAATAAAGTTATTGAAAGACTTGAATCACTTGGTAAAAAGACAATGAAACTTACTTATGATGGAGTTCTTGGTTATGACGGATGAAAAACTGACTAGGAGACTTCTTGATATCTGTTATGAAAAGCAACTTCATCATCTAGGAAGTTACTTTTCTTGTCTTGACCTAATTGATAAGATCTATAGTGAAATGAATGAAGATGATATTTTTATTCTTTCAAATGGTCACGCAGTAGTGTCTTTATATGTTGTTCTTGAAAAGTACTTTGGATTTAATGCTGAAGAACTTCTAGAAAAATATGGAGAGCATCCAAAAAGAGATGAGACTGTAAAACTTCATTGCTCAACAGGAAGTCTTGGAATGGGCATTACAGTTGCTGTTGGAAGAGCACTTGCAAATCCTAATCGTAATGTTTACTGTATGATTTCTGATGGCGAATCAGCAGAAGGTTCTGTGTGGGAAGCACTTCGTTTTGCTTATGAGAACAATCTTCACAATCTCAAGATTTATGTGAACGCAAATGGATGGGCTGCTTATGATGCTGTTGACTTAGACTATCTTGAAAATAGGATTAAAGCATTTAATCCATATGTAAACTTTGTAAGGACAACAGTAAATCATTATGGTTTAGAAGGTCTTCATGCACATTATACAAACTTTAGTGAGGAACAATATCAATCTGCTTTGGAGGCACTATGAGAAGAACTTTTAGAGATTTACTAACTAGTGAAATGAGAGAGAATGAAAATATCTCTCTTTTGGTTGGTGATGTTGGATATGGATTATTTGATGATTTGAGAAAAGAGTTTCCGAATAGAGTTATTAATCCTGGTGCTTCTGAACAACTTATGATCGGTATGGCAGTTGGTATGGCAATGGAAGGTATTATTCCTGTTGTTTACTCTATTACTCCATTTGTTCTTTATCGTCCATTTGAGTTTATTCGCAACTATGTAAACCACGAGAATATCCCTGTTAAACTTGTGGGAAGTGGTAGAGATGATGACTATGGAGTTTGTGGATTTTCTCACTATGCTTGTGAAGACCAACAAGTTCTTTCTTTGTTTCCAAACATAAAAACTTTTAGACCAAAGGATAAAGAAGACATTAATATTAAAGAATTTCTGTATGGTTCTTCTCCTTCCTATATTAACCTAAGTAGATGAATATTCTTTTTACTGGACATCGTGGATTTTTAGGGAGAGAAGTCATACCGCATCTTCTTAAAACTCATGATGTTTTTTATCCTGATGTTGATTATACAAATAAAGGTCTGGTTGATTTGTTTGTAAAGGAGAATAATATTGATTTTATTCTCCACGCTGCAATTAAAGGTGGTCGTAGAATTCGTCAGGATATTCCTGACGATTTTTATGTAAATATGAAAATGTTTGAAAACCTTGCAGCACAAAAAGTTCCAATGATTAATTTTTGTAGTGGTGCTGCATTTGGTAGACAAAAAGACATTTATCTTGCAAAAGAAAATCAAGTGGGAGAAATAATTCCTGAAGATTATTATGGTTTTGCAAAGTGTCTTATATCACAAAGATGTCGTCAATTGGATCATGTTTATAACTTGAGGTTCTTTAATGTATTTGGACCAGAAACTCCAGATAATATGTTTACCTCTGTGAATATAAAAAATTATATCCTTAAGAAAGAAATTGTTATTTTTAAGGATAAGTTTATGGACTTTTTTGGAATAGAAGATACAAAAAAAGTTATTGATTTATATCTTGAATTGAGAAAAGATTTACCAAAGGAAGTTAATTTAGTTTATGAAACAAAAACGAAATTGTCTGATGTTTCTAGGATTATAAACAGTCTATCGGAATATAAAGTTCCCGTAACTGTTTTGGAAGAAGGGATGGACAAGTCGTATTGTGGTTCTGGTGAATTGTTAAAAACTTTTGGAATAAAGTTTAGTGGATTAGAAAAAGAGATTAAAAACTGTTATGAACATTTTTGTAAACGGAACATTTGATATTCTACATAGAGGTCACCTTGAACTTTTGAATTATGCAAAAAGTCTTGGTGATTATTTGTGTGTTGGTATTGATACTGATGAAAGAGTAAAAGAAAAGAAGGGTTCAACAAGACCCATACATAATCAAGATGAAAGGAAATTTTTTCTAGAAAATCTAAAGGCAGTGGATGAGGTAAAACTGTTTTCTAGCGATGAAGAACTTGAGGGTTTGGTAAAATCCTTTAAACCTGATATAATGGTTGTTGGTTCTGACTGGAAAGGTAAGTCTGTAATAGGTTCTTATTATGCTGCTGAATTAATATTCTTTGATAGGATAGGAGATTATGCCACAACAAAAACCATACAAGATATTATTAATCGGAGATAGTTGCGTCGATGAATATGTCTATGGAACTTGTGAAAGATTAAATCCAGAAGCACCAGTGCCAATTCTTAAGTTTCATAGAAAAGAAAGTAAGAATGGGATGGCGTGGAATGTTAGAGATAATCTCCAAGCATTCGGTATGGAAGTTTATATGCTAACCAATAAAGAAAAAATTTATAAAACAAGATATATTGATGAAAAATATAATCATCAAATTCTTCGCGTAGATATTGAGGATCCTTTATCTCCAATGGAATATGAAATACCAAATGAAAAATATGATGCATTGGTTATTTCTGATTATGACAAAGGATTTATTACTCAACAAAAATTATTTGAAGTAGTTTTTAACTCTAGAATTCCTGTTTTTGTTGATAGTAAAAAGACAATTCTCCCAGAGTCAAATTGTTTTATTAAGATTAATGATAATGAATCGAAACTCTTAAAAAGTAAACATGACAACATTATCATTACTAGAGGTTCTGGTGGAGCAGAATATGATGGTATAACTTACCCTGGAGAAAAAGTAAGTGTATTTGATGTTTGTGGCGCGGGAGACACCTTTTTATCTGCACTAGTTTACTTTTACCTAGAGTGTGGTACGATAGAAAAAGCAATACCTTACGCTAACAAGGCAGCTGCAATAGCAGTTCAAAACTTTGGGACTTATGTTTTAAGTGGAGATGACATTAATGAAATACGTTGTTGACATTGATGGAACTATTTGTGATAAATCTGATGGCGATAGTTATTCATCATCTACACCAAAAAGAGATAGGATAAAAGTAATCAATCAACTTTATGATGAAGGACATTACATTGTTTATCTTACTGCACGAGGTATGGGTAGATATGATAATAATGCACAACTAGCAGAGTCAGATTTGAGATATATAACAGAGTTACAACTTAAAGAATGGGGTTGTAAATATCACAAATTGTTTATGGGTAAACCTGCTGGTGATGTCTACATAGATGACAAAGGAATTAACGCAAATGAGTTCTTCGGAAATTAAATTTGTCCCTAAAGGATGGGGATTTGAAAAATGGATTGTCAATTCAGAAGAGTACTGTGGAAAACTTTTATATTTTGTTAAGGGTAAAAGATGCTCCTGGCATTTTCATAAATTGAAAGATGAAGTTTTCTATTTACAATCTGGAAAAATTTTGTTAAAATATTATGATGAAGATGATATTGCTTTAGCACATGAACTGACCCTGAATAAAGGAGATAAGTTTCATGTTTATCGTGGATTAAGACATCAAATGATTGCTCTTGAAGATACTGAACTTTTTGAATTTTCAACGCAACATTTTGATGAAGATAGTTATCGTGTAATTAAAGGAGATTGAAATGAGTTTTGAGATTAAGTTAGTTGAGGGAATGCATCGCGGATTTCTCTCAAACTATCTTACTATTTTGACAAGTTTTAGAACACTTGAGAATAAAGGAGTTGATCTTAATCAAGTCTGCGTTTCTCCATCAATGTTTATGTTGTATGGAACTCCAGATCATTGGTTTGATTCCTCTCGTGTATCTGATGATGCCAATAAAGCGTTTAATTCTCAAGATGGATGGGATTGTGACTATCCTTGGGCATCTTTTAGGGACTTTGATTTGGATAAGTACCGCAAGTACTTGCCTTATAATGAAAGAATGCAAGCAAAAATTGATAGTATTGCTAAAGAAAAATATAAAAATGCTTTGGGTGTTCACTATCGTGGAACTGATGGAGTTGGTCATACTGAATTTGTTGCTATTGAAAAATACTTAAAGGTAGCCAAAGAAGAGTTTAATTCTGGTGGATATGATTGTATATTTCTTACGACAGATCAAAGTAATGTAATTGACGAATTTAAAAATTATTTCCTAGATATCACAATTCATCATTATGATCATCAACGCACGATGAGTACTGCTGGTCTTCATTATTCTATTCAAGCAGAACCTAATAGTGCCGAAAGAATTCTTGCTGGTGATGAAGTTTTGATTGATGCAACTACCTTGTCAATGTGTAAAACAATTATTGGTAAGTCTTCAAACATTACAAACTATGCGCGTATTTTAAATCCTTATGTTGAGATTCTTTATCAGGATTTAAATACTAGCAATGATCATGGAGATCATGCGGATCTTAATGGTAGAGGTTACTTGGAAAGATTTCCTCAAATTAGAGTAAAGGATATTCAACCATTCATTTTTAATTGGAATCGTCAGTTTGAAAAAACTTGTGCCATTGAAGATGCACTGAAAGAAGTATTTGATGATGTTACTGTTATCAATAGTGATGATAATAATACTAGAGAAGGTTGGGTTAATCTTGGAGACTCTGCTTATTTTACATCTCAATTTACTAAAGCACTGGAACTCTTTAAAGATGATAAAAAAGTTTTACTTCATATCCAAGGAGATACTCAATATACTAATTGGAAACAACTTGTTGATGATGCAAGAAAGTATTATAATCTATATGAATGGGGAGTTTATGCTCCGGATGTAACTAACATTTGGTACACTCCAGATCAGACTGATATTGAAGGATTAGAATCTGAAGATTCTAATATTAAAATGGTTGCGTGTACTGATGAAACAGTATGGTTTATTCATAAAGATGTGATTGGTGATTTTTACAAGAGAGATCTTTTAAAGATTATGACTCCCGAGACTATGAAAATGGGGTGGGGTTGGGATCTTGTAATGAATGCAATTTCTTTTATTATGAAGAGACCAGTGATCAGAGATTATGATCATCAAATCCAACATGCACAAGGAACAAATTATAACAAAGATGAAGCTGGACAAGAAATGGCAAATTTATGGAATAATCTTCCAGATGATTTAAAAGAATGTATCGGTTATATTAAAGGAAATAGAGAAAACATTGTCAAGTATTTTCAGTGATGGATAAGAACAAATCAGTATTTAAACTTAAAGATCTTCCTAACATCTATTGGTTAAATTTAGATGCAGATACTCATCGTCGTGAGTATATGGAAAATCAATTTAAGTATTGGGAAATCGAAAATCATACACGCATTTCCGGTTATGATGGTAGGGTTGATGATGTATCTTCCCATTTAAAAGGAAGAATTCCTGATAATGTATCTCAGAATGAGTTGGGATGTTGTATGTCTCATCTCAAAGCAATTCGACATTTTTATGAAAATACAAATGATGAATATTGTTTAATTTTAGAAGATGATGTAAATCTTGATATTGCCAGATATTGGAATTTTACTTGGACAGAATTTTTCTCACTTCTTCCATATGATTGGGATTGCGTGCAATTAACTACAATTTGTACTGGAGATATTCATGTAAAATTGCACTTGAAATTTATTAATGATTTTTCCGCAGCAATTTACTTAATCAGTAGACATCATGCTGCAAAACTTATGAAGCATCATATTCGCGGTAGTAAATATAAACTTGATAATGGTGTAAAACCAAGAGCAGTTTCTGAAGATACAATTTTGGAAACCGGTAAAACATATACAATTCCTCTATTCTTGTATAACTTGGATATGGGATCTACAATCCATACAGATCATCTTAATATTTTTCATAAAGGTCCTCATGATGCATTGCTAAACTGGTGGCAACAATCTGGTGCAGATGTTGATATTCGAGAATATATGAATTATGATCCATATTTGGGTCGAATAACCGAAAACTCTGTTGCACAACAAAATACTTGACATGATCCCGAAGCAAATGTAAAATGTATCAAGTCTCGCACAATGAGACTAGTAAACTTTAAAATGGGTTGAACAAACTATGAAATCTATTATTCTTGCTACTACTACTGCTGTTTTTGCTGGTGGTTCAGCACTTGCTGGTGGTCTTGAAGGTTCCTATGTTGGTCCTGGTATTGCCGTAGGCACTGATGGTCAAGGTGCTGCAGCAACTATTGTTGGTCGTGTAGAGGCAGGTAATCTCCCTCTTTCTGTCCGTCCTCAAGTGACTATTAATAGCGAGGTTGAAGGTGCCATTGGCGCAACCTACGATCTCGCTGTTGCAGAAAACACCAATGTTTATCTGGGTGGTGGTGCTGCTTTTGGTGATGCTGGTATTCTTACCTTTGATAATGATACAGTTGGTTATATTCAAGCAGGTGCTGAAACTCAACTTGCGGAACATGCAGTTGTGTTTGCTGATGTGAAAGTTGCTCTGACTGATGGTACTTCCGTTGTTCCTACTGTTGGACTTGCTTGGAAGTTCTGATTTCCTAACAAAACTAAGTATAAATGACTACCAGGGGTGCTTGACACCCCTTTATTTTTGCTATATAATTGTGTAACAATTCGTAATAAACGAAAATGACCGTAACAAAAAACGAGTTTGGGCAAATGAATATGTTTGCCAAAGAACCCGCGATGTATATGACCAAAGAAGCCCTTGAGCGTTATGGTATCGAACCTTATGCAGAGAAAGCGGAGAAAATGAATGGACGCTGGGCTATGGTCGGCATTGTTGCTGGCGCTATTTCTTATGCTCTCACTGGGCACCTCTTCTTCGGAATCTTCTGAGGGTTGACAATGACTTCAACTATCTTTACAATAACATCCGTTGCCTTTTTTGTATTACTGGCAGCATCTGTTGAAAAAATTTGCGAGACTTACTAATGACCGTTTTTAATGTCACTCTCCAATCCCCTGATGGCACAGAAACCACTATTGAATGTGCTGATGACCAGTACATTCTTGAAGCAGCAGAAGAGGCAGGTGTTGACCTCCCTTCATCGTGTAAAGCAGGTGCTTGTAGTGCCTGCGCTGGAAAACTCATCTCTGGCACCGTTGACAACGAAGAACAATCGTTCCTTGATGATGATCAACAAGCAGAAGGTTGGGTTCTCACTTGCGTTGCTTATCCCACAAGTGATTGTGTGATCCTTACTGAACAGGAAGAAAATCTGTGAGTACTGCTGGTATGCTAGGGCAATTTGCTATTGCTCTTGAAACACTTGGATGGGATAAAGATGATGATATCTCAGTTGAAATTGGTGGTGTAGCAGTCACAGGAACTCCTACTAGTCCAGATGCAAATCCAAAATGGGCAAAACCATTTGGAACTGTATCTTACCAAAACGATGCTTTCATCGTCATTAAAAACAAATCAAGGAACCCAGTTGTTCCTTCACAACCAAATCCTGAACTTAAACAAAAACATTCTTATCAAGGAGAAAAACAATGAACGAACGCGCAGAACGCATTAATGGTTGGGCAGCAATGATTGGTATTGTTGCCGCAATGGGTTCTTATACCCTTACTGGTCAAATCATTCCTGGTGTATGGTGATGGAGGTTAAAATGCGTAAAGAACAATATCAAGTTCCTCAAGTTGAATTTGTATTTCGTGAGAACGGAGAGTTTGTAAATCGTACAACTGCAGAACTTTTCGATGGAAAGCGTGTGGTCCTGTTTAGTCTGCCTGGTGCTTTCACTCCTACTTGCAGTGCCTATCAGCTACCTGGATTCGAAGAGAAATACGACGACTTTGTTGGTAGTGGCATCGACGCTATTTACTGCATCTCTGTTAATGATGGGTTTGTGATGAATGCTTGGGCACAAGATCAGAACATCAAGAATGTAAAACTCATTCCAGACGGCAATGCATATTTCACACGCTCTATGGGAATGCTTGTCACTAAGTCTAACCTTGGTTTCGGTGATCGCTCTTGGCGTTATGCTGCAGTCGTGGATAACGGAATCATCGAAAAACTATTCGTTGAGGATGGGCAGCGGGATAATGCAGAAACCGACCCTTACGAAGCGACTACTCCAGAAGTGGTTCTTGATTATGTGAAATCTACGGTTCGAGAAACTGTTACTGCTTGAAAATAATCAAAGCGCCCAAAGGGGCGCTTTTTTTATAAATATTCTCAGTGTTTATAGAGATAATCCATGACCCTAGATCTTCATAACTTTTTTAAGTTTTATGATGATAGCAATTCAAATCATGTTGCAGCGGTCCAGTGGTTAGAAGATAATCTTCCCTCTCAGTTTTTAGATGATGCGGAAACTGATTGGATTGGAATTTTTAGAACTAAGCCCCCTACACCAGCAGTTCTAGCAGTTCCATACTTCAACCAAGTAGACAACTACAGAGATGCACATAGAACTTGCAACTCTTCATCGTGTGCTATGTGCCTTGCTTTCCTCAAGCCAGGCAGTATCAAAGGCGACGATGAATATGTTAAGAAAGTATTCGCAATTGGTGATACAACGGACCATGCCGTACAGACGAAGGTTCTGGCAGGTTATGGTGTTAAGTCACACTTTAGTTACAATTTATCTTTTGCTGATATCGATAAAAGTCTGGACGCTGGGAAGCCCGTTGTTATTGGCATACTCCATAGGGGTTCTCTTTCTGCACCTACTGGTGGGCACATGTGTGTTGTAATCGGCAAGACACCAGATGGAAAAGGGTACTATGTTAATGACCCATATGGATCACTAAATGATAATTACACTGGTCCTGTAACTAACGGAAAGAAAACCATTTATACTAAAGCAGTTCTTAAGCACCGTTGGTGTCCAGGAGGCAACGATGGATGGGGAAGAATCTTCGATTAATTTTAAAAGAAAGATGCTTAAGGTGATTAAAGATCTTACAAATAACGGAAAGCATTTAGAAGCAAACGAACTTTATCAACGGTATTTCGGAGACAACAATGGCAAGAATCGATCTTCATAACTTCTTCAAATTCTATGACGAGAAGAATCCTAATCATGTTAAAGCAGTTCAGTGGTTGGAAGATAATCTCCCAGTCAAATATCTAGAAGATAATATTGATTGGGCGGAGATTTACAGAGGAAAAAAGACTAGTGCTGCACCAGCATCCACTCCCGCTGCTGCAGCACCTGTAGTTGGTGGTGATGATGTTCCAATGATGGGACTCAAATTAATCAAAGAGTTTGAGGGATGTCATCTAAAAGCATATCCCGATCCTCTTACTGGAGGACTTCCAATCACGATTGGTTGGGGTTCAACCCGTAAGAAAGATGGTTCAGCGTTCCATATGGGAGATACACTCACTCAGGCGGAAGCAGATGAACTTTTAATTGAGCAGTGTAAGAAAGAGTTTCTTCCTGCATTAAGAAAAATCCCTTATTGGAGTGAAATGTCAGATGGAAAAAGAGGCGCTCTGCTCAGCTTTGCTTATAATCTTGGTGCCGGTTTTTACGGTGGTGATAACTTTAATACTATTACTAAACGCTTGAAGAATAAAGAATGGGACTTGGTTCCTGATGCGTTATTCCTCTATCGTAATCCTGGTTCAAATGTAGAAGCAGGACTTGCTCGTAGAAGAAAAGCAGAAGGTGAAGCTTGGAAAAAAGGTTAACCTCACACAAAGGAACAAATGGAAACACAAACTAAAAAGGAAAAGTGTATGAGTACTGTTATACGCATTGCGATTTTGGGTTGGTCTGCTGCTCTCCTTACTGCTAGTTATGCTGGTGCTCTATCTAAGATGGACCCCACTTTCATTGCTACTGTTTTCACCGCATCTGCTGCAACCTTTGGTATTAACACAATGAAGAAGGGTGGTGATGATGATGAAAAAAAGGATGAGACAAAAAGAGAAGAGGTTGTAGAATCTCTTCCTGAACTACCTACTCCCGAAGTTTCCGCATCGGAACCAACTCTTGAAGAAAGAGTAGAAGTTCTGGAAGGTCAAGTACAACCTCGCACAGGTGGAGCATAATGTCTAAGTCTGCAAATAAAGGTAAAAAAGGTTCTGGCGGTGCTGGATCTTCTAACAACAAAAAGCAAAACTCTGGTAATGCTAACGCTAAAAAAGCAAAGAATGGTGGAAAGAAAAAATGATTGAATTCATGACTTTGACTATTGTTGGTCATGTGTTAGTTGGACCTAACTTATGTCAAACTGATTTTTTAAGTGATAATCAAATTTACACATTTACATACCAATGCCAAGAGAATGGAACACTCCAAAACGAGAGTGTTGGAATGCTCCCATCCACCAAATACTCAAAGCTATAGATAATCACACCCGTCTTCACATGGAGACGGGTGATTTTTGGCATGAAGAGCAGGCCCAGATCTTGAGAAAGTATGTAAAAGATTTGAAAGTCTGGATACACAAAGAAGAAGGATGGTGGAACGAATGAAAAAGTTGTTCACCTCAGTTGGTTTAGTTTTATCCTTAGCATTTCCTGCTATTGCATCATCACTGGAACCAAAGCAACCAACAGTAAGACCTTATAGTGCAGAGGCAATGGGTTGCATGATTCTCCTAGAATGCACTGAGGGTATAGAGAAACTCACAGTGGATTCTGAACTACTAAAGAATCCAGATTTTGACCCGTTCAGAGAAGAACTAAAAAGAATTATTACTGCTCTTGATGGTGTAAATGTTCCTGTTTATGTTGCACCGGAAAGATACTTTACTCCAAGAACAGTAGGATTATATAAGCCAAACTATAATCGTTTCTTCGTGAATGAACAACTTCTCAAAGATCCTAGAGAGTTTCTGGGAACAATGAGACATGAAGGGTGGCACGCTGTACAAGATTGTATGGGTGGTGGACTACAAACTTCTTTTATGGCTCAGGTACATCAGGATTCTGAAATACCTGCATGGGTAATGAAGCAAACTAGATTAACTTATGAATCAATGATGCAAAGTCGTGCTGTTCCCTGGGAAGCAGATGCTAACTGGGCAGAAGAGCAATCAAATCAGACTGCAGAAAAGTTAGAAATGTGTGCGAATGGTCCTCTGTGGGAACAAATTCGTCCTACCCCAATGACGATGGATTGGTTAATTGGATGTGGATGGATGAAACCACAAGAAGGTAAGTATCCTTATTATCCAAATAAGAAAGTTGAGTATTGCACTGAGGGTAAGTATTGATGGATTTTCCGTGGGGAGTTGTTACAATATTGGGATGCGGTCTTATCTTTACTGCATATGTAATTTACTACATACTACGATTAGCACACGAGGAAATGAAAGATGAAAAATCTAGCAATCATTCTGTCAGCAACGAGTCTGGCAATTAGTGGAGCACTTTGTTACGGTGCTTATGTGACTTATAAGAAAGCGGAAGCAATCCTCAACAATCCAGAAGAGTTTGTTGGTAAAGTCGTAGAGAATCAAGTTAATAAAGCATTTGAGAAACTACCTATTCCTAAACTAAATACTGAGAAGTTCAAGTTGCCATTCTAATAAATACCTAAAAAGTATTCATAAAAATGGACGCACAAGATTTTCGTAGTCTTCAAGAAGCATATATGGAAGTTGTTGAAAATCAACAGCAACTTGATGAAGCAAAAGTTGATGATACTATGGATGATTGGAAGAAAATGAATGTTCGTGACAAAAGACATATTGATAGATTAAGTCCAAAAAACAGAAGACGATTGGATATGATTGTTAGATCCGGTGATACGAGTGTAAATCAAAATAGGCAGCAAGCACATAAACAAAGGAGAGGTAAAGGAAAACCCACTGCAAGAAGTATTGGAGGTTCGGGTTTTCACGGGAAATATTATCAATCTCAACAAGAAAAAAAAGCATCTAAGATAAGTCCAGAAGAAATTAAAAAAAGAAAAAGAGAGGATATGAGAAGAAGAATGTCAAATGCTGCTGAGAGGCAGGGACTTTCTGACCAATATGACCTCTACGACATCATCCTCTCACACTTACTTGATGAAGGATATGCTGAAACACCAGAAGCAGCAGAAGCAATTATGGTGAATATGAGTGAAGAGTGGAGAGATTCTATTCTTGGATGATAAATATTAGTGCTTGTTTGTGGTTATTCAAGCAAAGGATTGGGAGCAGAAATGCTCCTTTTCTTGTATAAATAACTATAACCACAAACAAAGCAGATGGAATATTATACTTACGCATACTTGCGGGAAGACGGAACACCTTATTACATCGGTAAAGGTAAAGGGTTTAGATTGTATGTTAAAAAAAGAATTGTACCTTTACCAAGTAAAGATAGAATAATATATCTAAAAAGAAATCTAACAGAACAAGAGGCAATCAAACACGAAATTTATATGATTGCTGTTTATGGTAGAAAAGATAATGGGACTGGGATTTTGAGAAACCTTACTGATGGTGGTGAGGGAACTTCTGGTAAGATTATTAGTGAAGAACAAAAGAAATCTCATAGTTTGAGGATGAGTGGTATAAATCACCCTTTTTATGGTAAGACTGCTTCAAAATCTCATAGAGAAAACATAAGTAATGCTTTATCTGGTAAGAAAAAAACAAAGGAACATATAGAAAAACTACCACAAAATAAGAAAGGAGCAGTTCGTTCCCAAGAATTCAAGGACAAAAGAAAAAATTATATGACTGGGAGAAAGTGGTGGAATGATGGTGAAGTTGAAAGACTTTTTGGTCGTAATGAAGTTCCTGAATGTGGATGGGTTCAGGGAAGAATATATAGTAAGAGTAAATCAAATTAAATAAATGGCAGATAAAGACCCATACATTTATAGGATTAAATCAGTTTTAAAAGTTGTAGATGGTGATACAATAGATGCGTCAATAGATTTAGGGTTTGATATAAGTTTAGAAAAAAGAATTCGTCTTGCTGGTGTCGATACCCCAGAGAGCAGAACAACTGATGCAAAAGAAAAAGCACTTGGTCTTGAAGTTAAAGAATGGCTCAAGAAAAAGTTAGATGGACAAACTGATATTATTGTTAAAACAGAACTCCCAGATTCTACCGAAAAGTACGGAAGAATTCTGGGACATTTGTTTATTGGAGATGCTGAAGTATCCGCAGTCAATAAAAAGAAATCAGTTAATCAAATGATGATTGATGAAGGATATGCTTGGGAATATGATGGTGGAACTAAAAAGAAAGATTTTTCTCTATTGGAATCAAAAAGACAAGCGAGCAGATAATTTTTTAGCAATCTTTTTAGGAGGGGCATAGAGAGGTTTGAATCTTTCTTGTCCTTCTTTTGTGAACTTATCTTTTATTGGTTCATCAATGATTACTTTATTTTCAATTTCGTAAAGTGTGTTTTGCTCTATTTGGTCTCTAATGTACTGTTCAACATTATCAACTTGAGCAACTAATCTTGTTCCTTCTGCTGAGTATTCAAAAATATCAATATGACCTGCTTCTGCCATCACATAATGGAGAACAGGTTTAACTTGTTTGATTTTAATTTTAAACTTATTCTTTGTTGCTTCTTTGATAAATGGTTCAGCAGCATTCTTCAATACATTTAAAACTGCTGTGGATGCCATTGTAGCAGCAGTTGTGACTACTGCGACAGCACCAGCCGTAGCAACAAGAGAAGGGTCAGGTAAATTAATATCGATTCCACCGACAGTAAAGGTTGGTTGAGGTTTATCTGCTGGAACTTCTGCAACTGGAGTAGGTACAGGAGTTTGAGTGAGGGGGGTTTGAGTAACCTGAGGCAGTTGAGGAGGGGGGGTAGTGTCAGGTAGTCCCCTTGTTTTTTGTTGCTCTTCTGCTGCTTGTTTTTCTCTCTCTGCTTTTACAGCAGCATCAAACTCTGCTTGAGTTGGAACATTAATAACTGGATATTTAATCGCAGTATTTGGAACATCAATTACAGGAACTTCAAGACCACGCACTACAGGTTGTTCTACAGCACGAACATTGGGTCTCTCTATAGTTGAAATTACAGACGGACCAGATATTCTATTGATGTTTGCATTTGGTATGTTAATCGGATTATTTCCGATTATTGGTCTTAGATTTGGATTATCAATTAGTTGTATTGGTTCCATTGACTACATCCTCAACTTTTGGGTACTTCACAACAACATCTGCACAAACTTTGAAGTAAGGACTATCTGGATGGAACATCACTCCATTCTTATATGCTTCACCACATTTCAATAATCTTACAAGTTCAAAATCTAATCTTGCTTTGTCGGTTTCTGCTTGTTGTCTAGCAATTTCAGTTTCTGCTCTTTTCTTACACAAGTTCATTAAATTATTATCTAATGGAATATTGAGACCGGCAGAAATACCCCAGTTTCCATTGCGTGATGCAAAGGATTCTGGGTCATCGCTATTGTTGTTACTACTCATGGCAAATGGAGATACTGAAAAAGTTGCCCCCTGACAACTTACTCCACCACCATAAGTATTGAGTGCATAAGGTCCTTGAAGAACTTGAACCGCTTGGTTAGTTACATTCCCTGTAGCACTTGCACTTGGTCCAGCAATGTTTGTATTACTAGGTGCAGGAGTACTTTGAGCAAATGCAGTCCCTGTTGATATTATTGTGTAAAGACAGAGATTGATGTAGTGGTTGATTGGGTTTCTGTGGTGCGATCTATCCATGTTTCTTTTGCCACTCCAGGACCGAGATAGGTTTCACTGAACTGGAATGGAGCACCTTGAGTCATCACAGAATAACCAGCACCCCTTTGAGGAACGCCAGGAATGTTAATATTAGTTCCAGTTACAGTATATGATTCGCCAGTAGTATATTCAACTTGGCGGATTGCTTCTACAATTTTTGTTGTAGATTCTGTTGTTGCATTAATTGTACCTCTAGTAAAATTGGGTACAACACTCTCAGCATAAACGGGAGTACAAATGACTCCCGTTGCTAAAAGCAAAGCGGGAGTTAAATGTCTCATTTGAATACGCTTAATTCGATGGATCTTTGAGCAGTAGCACTTGTACCAGCACCACCAGCAGTAACAGTAGGAACACCAGTTGGGGAAAGAGTACCTGCAAGAGTTCCTTTCTCACCACCAACTTGAGTTACACTATCTCCATAAAGATTTGGTGATGTAATTGTTCCTTGGTTAGTAACCGTTTGGTTAAGAACGGGAGTATCTGCATCAATGATACTTTCTGAAAAACTAAATGCTTGACCTGGAGTATTAATGTCGTAGGTTCCAGCACCACCAACACCCCCAAAGGATGTTGCTTGGATATTGGTTCCTGACGCTGAATAGGAAGCACCAATTCGGGTTGATTGAACAGCAGCACCATCAACTTTCAATTGAACGGAATCAGTGATTTTAGATGTAATTTCAGCAGCATTAACTGGGATTGCGAAGAATAACGAAAAGGCTAATAGAAGTCTTTTCATTTTCTTATTATTGTAGATAAACACTGGAAGTATTTAGGAAGATGATGTAAAATAAATATCTAAAAAGTAATAATATATGAAAACAAGAACTGCCGTAGTAGTTATTGATAATTTTTTAGATAATCAAAAATGGAACATCATTCAAAATAATATCAATGACTATCTTCACACTGGGGAGTTTGTTGAGGGTAGAAGTGAAATATATTTTCAAACAATTTCCTGGATAAAGGAAAAATTGAAATCCATTAATATTTGGCAGGATCATTGGGAACATACTATTGATATGTGGTCTTATATAAATTCTCTTCCTTCTGGAATTGATAGAGAATCTTCCTCTGATAATGGTGGTTATCATAGTGAGTTTGGTGGATTTGTTTATTACTTACATCCATCTTGGAACTCTTCTTGGGATGGGTACTTGAAATTTAAAAATTGTAGTGTAGAAAAAATAGAACCAAAACCAAATAGATTTGTTTGGATTAATCCTGCAGTTTGGCACGGTATAGAAGTTGTAAACTCAAATGCAACTCATAATAGAATAACTGTTGTTGGATGGCCAGAGGGTTGTGTAGAATATTCTGATGCAAGTATAATAATAAATACTCCAATAGAGGAATAATAGTTAATGAGTAAGAGGAGCAAAAATACTTTTAAGAAAGCAATTCGTCATCTGAAATCAACTCAGATTGATGAAAAACTTCAGTTGCTTAGTGAAATTCCTACGAATAATACTGCAGGGATATATGTTGTAGAGCCTGAAAGAAATGAGATAGTAGGGCAAAATATCAATGCTCCCTTAGATTTAACTCAAGACGATCCAACTAAAAATGGTAGAGACACTTCTGGGTTGTTTGCTGAGGATGGAAGTATCTTAACTATTGAACCTCCAGGCGATACTTCCTATATCTTAGGTCCAATGATGAGTATGTGGTATGCGTGGGGAAATTTTACGACTATTGGATATGTAAGACAGTCTGATAGGCGAATGGTTAATCTTGGATCCATTACCGGTAGAATAGGTAATTGGAATGGGTCTAGTCTTAATAGTTATGGTCAATTAACACTTGCTCAGGCACAGTGGTATAGAGATCAATATTTAAATGGAAATACGCAACAATACAGAGCTTTTTATCCTGGACCACCTTCAAATCCTGCAGATCAATGGGGAAGGTATCTTGGAGACATGATAGATGCAGCTAAAGAATTGGCGAGAGAAATTCTAAACAGAATTCCTCCTGGACTGGGTGGTTTTGATCCTAATCTTGTTCCTGGATCTGCTAAGGATAAAGATAAAAAGAAAAAGAAAAAAGAAGATGAACTTTATGGACCCTATCCAGATAAAGAACCTCCAAAAAAAGATTCAACAAAACCAAAAACCAATAAAGGTATTCGAATAGATACAAAGTGGCATGGTACAAGTAAAGATGCTGCTGGCAAGATTAAAAATGATGGATTTAAAACAACAAAGACTGGATTAGTTCCAGATAGGGTTTGGGTTGGTGATAAAAATGTTGCTGGAGATTATTCAAAAGGTGGAAGATCTTCTGGTAGTATGGGCAAAAACGCTCCAGATAATAGAACACTTATACCAGTTAGAATTCCTAGAGGTTCTGGAATAACTTTTCCTGATTGGGGAGGTACTCAAACTGCCCTCCCAAAGGATGTTGCTGATAGAGGCGCAAGAACTGGAAATGTTCAACCGAGAGGAGGTCGTAGACCAAATCCAGGAACTGTGGTAAGAACTCCCGGACTTCCTAGTGGTGGTGGTAGTGGTGGTGGGGTTCAACCAATAGAACCTTGGACACCTAATAAAAATCCAGTTACTGGAGCAAAGTGGAACCCTAAGACTAAAACATATGGTCTAGCAAATTCATATGATCCTGAAGGAAAATTTATTTCGGAATCAACAAGATCAATCCTCAAGAACATTAAAAAACCTTATGTTCTTCCAGAAGAACCAAAGATAAAGTTTAAGCATAAACCAAGAACTAGATCTATTGGCGAAAATCTAATGAAGACTCCTGATATTCCAAAAGAGTTCAAACCAGAACCAAATATCTGGAGGAAGTATGATTATGCTAAAAATGAAAGATCGTCTCAAGAAAAGAAAAATGAAATATTAGATCATCTTGGTGCTGCTGATCATGCTTGGGAGTGGATGACTGAAACTAGTCGTGATAAAAATAATACAATCATGTATGGAAATTTTGATGGTAAAAATAAAAAAGAATATAAAGTTATTCGTAAAGAAGAATTGAAGGGAGATACTCTACTATTTCTTGTCGATGAAAATGGAAAAAAAGAAAGTATCTTGCAATCCGATTTAAGTTGTAAAATTGCTGATGAATATGATAAGAAACTTTTTTCCCAATATATCGGTGAACAAGAAACTGCTCAAGTAGATAAAGATCCTCTATTTAAAAAGGTATCAAAAAGATTGAAAAAAGAAATTGATTATCCAGACAAACCAGCAAAGAAAGGATATCCAAATGATCCACCACCTGAGATGATTAATGGATGGCATCCTAAATTTGGAGATCGTGCTGATTACTATAATAAGTTGGATCCTCAAAGTGCTGATTTTATGCCCTCCACAGAAAATCCAGAGATTGATGCAAAAGTAGAAAAGTCTAAGACCAAGAAATTTAAAGTAAAAGAGGAGTCAAAAATTAATTGGAAAAAAGATATTTCTAAACATAAAAAACATTACATGGAAGGTAAAGTTGTTCAAGAAGGAATGACATCTTCGGGAGTTTTTTCTACAACACTTCCTGCTACCGGTGACACTGACTTGACTTCATTATCTGGTGGCGATTCTAGTATCTATTATAGCTTGGGTCAGGGTGATTCTTATGGTAGTTATGGTCAACTCCCAAGCACTCGTATTTCTAATAGTGGAACTGGAAGTGGTATTAATGGTGGGTTTAATGTTGGCAGTAATTATCTTGCATTTAATGGAAAAGATTCAAATACTGTTCGAGTTGCAACTTTAAATCCAGTAGATACTTCCACTGTTGATAGTATTTCAATAACTGGTTTGAGAGGAAATAATTCAAATGGTGGAGTAACACCAGCATCAGATTTAGTTTTAATTTACTATAATATTGATACTGAAGAATTTGGTGAAATAACAGTAATGAGTTCTTCTGGACCAACTTCATTAACTAAACAATCTTTTAGTTTGCCAAAAGAAGCACAAGGAAAAAATGTTCAGTTTTATTTTTATGATATTACGAGTGATGGTCATGGGTATGATGGAAAGCAATTTATCGGAAAAACTTTATCAGTTTCTGGAATAAGTAATTATCCTCTGACGTCTTCATATTCAAATATACTTGATTTTTATATTAATGTTCCATATAATCAAATAATTAATAGAGATCCTCAATCTATTCAACCATCTTGGTATAGTATGGGTAGATTCTTTTGGGATAATATTTTAAGAAGCACTATTGGGTGGGGTCCTAATGCTAACATTCAAGGACCTCCTGGACCTATTTCTGGCGGAACTAAGTATTGGAGTTTATCTACTGAACCTCCTGCTGGTTTAGGGTACATGACTGCAGCAGATTACATTTATATTGGAAAACAAATTTATCTCCAGTTTAGTGGTGCTGCTACTTATGGAATCTCAAATATAAGTTTTCAAAGAAGAGCACCTATGAATGTTTTTGTTTCTCTTGATAGTCCAGAAGCAACTGTATTTATTCGCACTGAACCAAACCTGTCAAATCTTTCACCGCAAGAAAAACAACAAAAACTTAAAGAAATGCTTGAAGCTTCTGATGAATATCTTGAAAAAATTCTAGGACCAGAATTTCCAGGAACTGGTGCAGTTCCTCCTGGAGAAAGTAGTGAAACACCTGGTGTTGAAATTACTTCGGATCAAGATACTCAAATCGCTCAAAATTGGCCATCTATAAAAGATGCAAAACCATCTCAAACAACACCAATCGCTCCTGTTTGGGCTCCTGGAGAGCCATTACATCCTGGTCAAAGACCTTATACTGGACCAACTCCATCTGGACCTCCTGTTAGACTGGCACATTATGAACCAAAAGGACAACTAATTTCAGAAAGAAAAAAACTCAAATCTCCAGAAGAAGTATTAGGTAAAATTCCTGGGTATTATGATGGAAAACCAGCACCATTAGGATTCCCAGTAGAAAAACCACCAGAAATGGTTAATGGTATGCATTCAGATTTGGTTGATGGTAAAAAAGTTGCTAATAGATTTAATCGTCTAGATCCTGAGAGTGCAAAGGCAATGCCTCCTACAGGCAATCCTCATATTGATAAAAAAGTCAAAGCAGCACAGAAAAAACCCAAATAGGGGCTTGACAGAGTTCTGAAAGGGGTGTATTATAAATAGGTAAACAAATGTTACGAATCTTTAATGTTTTGCAACATTGTTAAACTCTCCGCAAACCGAGACCTATAGGGAGTATAAAATCGTCTCTCATATCCTAAACTAAGGGTGTTTAGGAAATAAGTATCTCCACCATTTCCCTGATGGACTACTTAGCTTTTAAAAACAATGACTGCTACAATTTCACAACAACGACAATCGAATACTTGGGAACAGTTTTGCAACTGGGTAACTTCAACCGACAACCGCCTCTATGTGGGTTGGTTCGGTGTGCTGATGATCCCTTGTCTGCTTGCTGCAACAACTTGTTTCATCATCGCATTCATCGGTGCTCCCCCAGTGGACATTGATGGCATCCGCGAACCAGTTGCTGGTTCTCTGATGTACGGAAACAACATCATCTCTGGTGCTGTGATTCCTTCGTCCAACGCAATTGGACTGCACTTTTACCCCATCTGGGAAGCTGCTTCCCTAGATGAGTGGCTTTACAACGGTGGACCTTTCCAACTGGTTGTGTTCCACTTCCTCATCGGCATCTATGCCTATATGGGTCGTGAGTGGGAACTTTCCTACCGTTTGGGTATGCGTCCTTGGATCTGCGTTGCTTACTCTGCACCTGTTGCTGCTGCGAGTGCAGTGTTCTTGGTGTATCCTTTTGGTCAGGGTTCCTTCTCTGACGCAATGCCTCTGGGTATCAGTGGCACCTTCAACTATATGCTTGTGTTCCAGGCAGAGCACAACATCCTGATGCACCCCTTCCATATGCTTGGAGTTGCTGGTGTGTTCGGTGGTTCTCTGTTCAGTGCTATGCACGGTTCTCTGGTTACTTCCTCGCTGGTTCGTGAAACCACCGAGAACGAGTCACAGAACTATGGTTACAAGTTCGGTCAAGAAGAAGAGACCTATAACATCGTTGCTGCTCACGGTTATTTCGGACGCCTTATTTTTCAATATGCTTCCTTTAATAACTCCCGTTCGCTGCACTTCTTCCTGGCTGCCTGGCCTGTGGTTGGCATCTGGTTCACTGCTCTTGGTGTAAGCACGATGGCTTTTAATCTCAACGGTCTGAATTTTAACCAGAGCATTCTGGATAGTCAGGGTCGTGTGCTCAATACTTGGGCAGATGTCCTTAACCGTGCTGGACTGGGAATGGAGGTAATGCACGAGCGCAATGCTCATAACTTCCCTCTGGACCTTGCTACTGCACAGAACACTCCTGTTGCTCTGACTGCTCCTGCAATCGGTTGATAAAAACTCAATAGTTTTTAAGACCTCCTTCGAGAGGTCTTTTTTTGTGACTACTTGACTAAATACTTAAAGTTATGCTATAATAACTTTAACAACTTAATCAAAGGACTATGAAAACCTGTAAAATTTGCAACGAATTAAAACCACTTACAGAATTTTACCAGACAGTAAGGAATGGAACTCCTTATGGACATCATGGTAAATGTAAAAAATGTTATGTAAAAAAGCAACAAGAAAACTATGACCCTATAAAAAAGAGAGATGAAAACTTGAAAAGGGTTTATGGTATTGGTATTGAAGAGTATAATAATCTTCTAGAAAAACAAGGACATAAATGTGCTGTCTGTGGTTCTACTGACCCGAAAGGTAGAAAATCTGGTAGAGGTGGTGGTGTAGATGTTTTCTATGTTGACCATAACCATAAAACTGGTAAGGTAAGAGGTCTACTCTGTAATGTCTGCAATAGAACTATTGGATATGTAAATGAGGATGTTGATTTGATTAGGAATATGATAGAATATGTTAAAAAGCATAAAACCAATGTCTCATAATAATCAACATCATCCTATGGAACCCTGGATTATCTGGGCAGGTGTAGGTATGATGGGATTCACAATCATTGTGTTTGTCGTATTCACTCTTTCGGTAATTTATTGGGGATGAGCACAAACACTCATTGACTTCTTTGTTAAGCAATGTTAAGATAAATATGAGAAACGATATAGGAGGCTATGACTTCTTCAACTCTTTCACCGCCCATTTCTCAGAGAGGTTGGTTCGATGTCCTGGATGACTGGCTTAAACGAGATCGCTTTGTATTTGTGGGTTGGTCTGGACTACTACTTTTTCCCACTGCTTATCTTGCGCTTGGTGGCTGGCTTACTGGCACTTCGTTTGTCACAGGATGGTATACCCACGGGTTGGCGTCTTCTTATCTTGAAGGCTGCAATTTTCTCACAGCGGCAGTCAGCAGCCCTGCTGACGCTATGGGTCATTCTCTTCTTCTACTTTGGGGTCCTGAGTCTCAAGGGGATTTCGTCAGGTGGTGCCAACTTGGGGGACTATGGACTTTTGTGGCGCTCCACGGGGCTTTCAGCCTGATTGGATTTATGCTCCGCCAGTTTGAGATTGCTCGTCTGGTAGGTATTCGTCCGTACAATGCTATTGCTTTCTCTGGTCCTATTGCTGTGTTCGTCAGCGTGTTCCTGATGTACCCTCTGGGACAATCCAGTTGGTTCTTCGCACCTTCATTTGGTGTTGCTGCTATCTTCAGGTTTCTGTTGTTCCTTCAGGGTTTCCACAACTGGACCCTCAACCCCTTCCATATGATGGGAGTTGCTGGTATTCTAGGCGGAGCACTACTTTGTGCAATTCATGGTGCTACCGTAGAAAACACGCTTTTTGAAGATGGCGATCAAGCAAACACTTTTAAAGCTTTTGAACCCACGCAAGAGGAAGAGACTTATAGTATGGTCACTGCGAACAGATTTTGGTCTCAAATCTTCGGCATTGCTTTTAGCAATAAGCGTTGGCTACATTTCTTTATGCTCTTTGTTCCCGTCATGGGTCTCTGGACATCTTCTATCGGGATTATCGGTCTTGCTCTCAATCTTCGTGCTTACGACTTTGTTAGTCAGGAAGTTAGAGCAGCAGAAGATCCTGAGTTCGAAACCTTCTATACAAAGAATATTCTTTTAAATGAAGGTCTTCGCGCTTGGATGGCACCAGTCGATCAACCTCATGAGAACTTTGTGTTCCCAGAAGAGGTTCTGCCGCGAGGAAACGCACTCTAAAAATAAATACAAGGAGTTCTCTGAACTCCTTTTTTTATGCTTCTTATTCTCATACTATTCCAACTCTTTGGAATCATAATGTTTATATTATCTGTTATGCAAGACTTATGATAACTTCCACAACACCATACAAACTCGCAGAAATCATTAGAGATACATGGCCAGGACTTTACAGACCGACAGCAAAGACTTATAATCAATCAAAAGCACAAGAAAAGAATGTATGATTATTGGGTGGTCACTGACAAAACCACAGGTAGAGTAATTGCTCACTGTGGAGAAGAAAAAGATGCATTGATGTTAGTTGGATTTGATAAGGATAAAAGAAGTTATCGCAAACAAAAGTTTATTTTAGATCAAGTTATTACAGTAACATCAACCACAGATAAACAGCTTCCTGGTCAATTGGGTTTACCTGCAGCAAAAGAAGAACTACCTTATGTGGAACTTCAACAACAAGTATGGTTACCTGAAGGACAAGGAATTCCAGTTAACGCTAAATAACTTTCAGTTTTATAACAATTATGAAGTTTACAGTTTATTCAAAAGATGGTTGCCCATATTGCACAAAAGTTCAACAAGTGCTAGAGTTGGCGCAACTACAGCATGTAGTTTATAAATTGAATAGCGATTTTACGCGAGAAGAATTCTATGCGGAATTTGGGAATGGATCTACCTTTCCCCAAGTGATTGTTAATGATCAACACATTGGTGGTTGTTCTGATACTGTTCAATACCTTCAGGAGCAAAAACTAGTTTAATGGATAATAATTTTTACGAAGTTTGTAACGATGTGGAAAAAGCAATTGATTATGCTTTTAATGGACAATTTGTTTTGAGTTTTTATGATTATTTAAAAGTTCGTGGAACTAAAAAAGTAGAAGTTGAACAGTTTATTGAAAGCAATACAGCACACGAGTTAAGTAATCTTGTGATGGATTTGGACGATTATCTTGAGGGTGGATCTGATGAAATTCATAAACAACTTCGTGAAGGATATGGTCACATTCCCAAACCACAAGCAAGAAAAATAAGAAATTACCTGCATGGTATTCTTGAGGATGCCTGGAGATATAATCATGATAAGAGACCAGGAAGACGAAAGAAGCAAACTAAATAAATCAGAACCCGAAATTAATCGGGGAATTGAATTATTACTTAGGAATAGGAGGAAAAAATTACCAGAACCAAAAACTTTTCAAGTGAAGTTTGGTAAAATGATTTCTCTATTCCGTAGGGAGTTTCATTTCTTTATAGAATTTCATTTTGATATTAGGAAAAAATAAACTCTCTGGAGAAGAAAAATGGAAACAGCATATGTAATAACATTCGTCACGATGTTCACATTGCTCTTTTTTATGGTAGGAGGTATAATAGGTTGGTTAACTTATAGACATTTATTGGAATCAAAACCTCCATATTTGCATCCAGAGTTTTTTGATGAAAATGGGCAGGTAATACCTGACGAAATAGTATCTGTACGATTTGAAAACGATTACGATTATGACTACACCGACGAAGACGAGGAAGAAGACTGAAGAAAATATCGAAGTTCTTCCGCCAAATCCTTTTGTATTTGAAATTTTGGAACTTGCTTCAAAGCAGAGATCGAATGCAAAGAAGATTGAAGTTTTAAAAACTTATGAACATGATTCTTTAAAAACTATTTTTATTTGGAACTTTGATGAGTCTGTAGTTTCTCTTCTTCCTGAAGGTGATGTTCCTTATGCAAATGCGGATGAGCAATCTGTTTATTCTGGAACTCTTTCTGAGAATTTGATGAGAGAAGCTTCTGGTGGTGAATCTGCCACTGGACAGGATCTTAATGCTCGCGGCAGAACCTCTCTTCGCAGAGAGTATCAAAATTTATATCACTATGTAAAAGGTGGAAACAACAGTCTATCTACAATTCGTAGAGAGATGATGTTTATCAATTTACTTCAGGGACTTCATCCAAAAGAAGCAGAATTATTGATCCTTACAAAAGATAAAAAACTGCAAACTAAATACAAAATAACTCTTGAAAATGTAAAAGAAGCATACCCCGATGTTCAGTGGGGTGGTCGTTCATGAGTATAGCAGTAGGAGCGAAAAAGAAAATGGCAGAAAATAAAAGCAAGATTAATAAAGTTCTGCCTCATGAGTATGGATGTGAAATTCTTTTTGAAAAAACTACTGTAGAAAAAGCAAAAGATTCTTCACTTCCCAACGATGCATACTTGATTTGGTATGTTGTTGATGGTGAAGAACATATTGATTTAACTCGTTGTCCCAAACGAGTAAATCTTTTTGATATGTACTATGACAAGTATGGTCCAGGTGCTGTTAAAAAGATTGATTTTGGATATGGTAGAACAAATCCAAAGCTTTGGGGATATAAACAACCCGAGAAGAAAAAAAGAAAATGAGTGAAGGTTTTAGTGAAGAAAAAATTGAAGTAGCAATTTATAAAGAAGAACTAAATAAACTTCTTAAAAAATATAAAAAAATTAAAAAATATCAAAGGTCATCTTTGTTTACTATTAAAACGATGGATGGTACGGAAGATATTATAAGTTCATTAATAAAAGAAGCGGAAGAAAACTAACGTCAAAATGGGAAAGCATTATCTACTTAACTTGTATGGATGCTCGTTTGTCCTTTTGGACGACGAGCGTTGTCTTATAGACTTACTCGAAAATGCAGCAGTTGCAAGTGGTGCTACTGTGGTTCAAACAATTTCAAAAAAGTTTGAACCACAGGGAGTTACTGTAATTTGTTTACTTTCAGAAAGTCATATTAGTATTCATACATGGCCTGAAGAAGGTAAAGCAGCAGTGGATGTTTATACTTGTGGAGATTGTAATCCTAAAATTGGATGCGATATAATTATCCAACAACTTTATGCTACCAATCATACATTAAGTTATATTGAGAGGTAAAAAATTGTATCAGGAAATACACACAAAACTTCCTATATAAGTTGATTAGAGGTATAATAATCCTCTACCGTTCATCCTATGACTAAAGCACTCTTGCTTTTAGCATGGGTTCCTTTCCTCTTCGTTTCAGCGCCACAAGCATCTAGCATCCAACAGGTTGCAGTTTCTTGCGACACCGCGATGGAACTAATGGACATCGTTAAAAACGACGATGTAGTAATTCAAAAGATAGAGGACCGATTGTTATTAGAACTCCGAAAGGACTTCATAGTAAAGTGCTAAAACCTAATAGGACGGAAGTAAGCCGACGCGGAACGGATCGTTCATTCGCTATTCGCAAATAGCGAACGCAAACGCCGACTGAAGGAACGCTCTTTAACCTAAACCATTAAGGAGAAACCTAATGTCAAAAGTAGTATATCGTGGTATCGAATATGATACTGCTAACCGCCCAAATCAATCATTTAAACAAGAACCGCGAGTAGAAATCTATCGTGGAACCATGTTTTATGTTGATGAAAATGGAAATAAACTTTCCATGGAGAGGTCAAAATGAAAAAACTTAATGCACTTCAACTCATTAAAGAGCAAAAGCAAAAAGAAGAGAGGCGTCGTAAAGCATCTCTTGCTACTCTGGTAGCAGCAAAATGATTTAAGAGGGGACTTGACTCCCCTCTTTTTTTTGTGTATAATTACCTTTGTCGAGGTTGATAAACATGAATCAAGAAAAGCTTAAGATTATTGTCAGAAACCTTGAGTCTCTGGTAGAATGTCTCAAGTCAGAGATTAATTCTGATGTGGATTCTTATACACAAGAACCACGATATGAAGAAATTGCACCTTACCTAAACGATTACGACGAAGTATTTTATGACGATGACGATGGATATGCTGACTGAAGAATTTGAATTTATGAAACCAGAAGTAAAACTGATTAGTGTTACTCCTGATGCAGAGAAACATATGGCATACTGTGCTAGGGTTTCTAATCCTGCTAATCAGGATAATGAAAAGTTCTCTGGTCTCCTTAAGTACTGTATTCAACATCAACACTGGAGTATCTTTGAGCAAGCAAGTATGACCGTAGAGATTAACACCACTCGCGGTCTAGCAGCTCAAATCTTACGACACCGTTCTTTCACATATCAAGAATTTTCACAACGGTATGCTGACACAAATCTTCTGAATAAAACTATTCCGCTACCAGAACTTCGTCGTCAAGACAATAAGAATCGTCAGAACTCTATTGATGACATTCCTGACTATTTGAAACTGACTCTGACCGAAGACATCCGCGTTCATTTTGAGCAGGGTCTGAGACTCTACAACCGTCTTCTGGAGAAAGGAGTAGCAAAGGAGTGCGCAAGGTTCGTACTGCCCTTGGCGACCCCCACAAGACTTTATATGACCGGTTCTGTAAGGTCATGGATACATTACATCGATCTTCGCTCTGCACACGGTACGCAGAAGGAACATATGGAGATTGCAGAACTTGTTCGTTGTATCTTTACTTGCCAGTTCCCTGCGGTATCTGAAGCACTTGGATGGACTCGTGAAGACTGTCCAGAATGCTCTGATGCTCCTTCAATTACGATTGAATAAATATCCTTACATACTATGGAGAAGTAACATTGGCAACATATCCTGTTATTAATAAACAGACTGGTGAACAAAAAGAAGTCACTTTAAGTGTTCATGATTGGGACCAGTGGAAAATAGATAATCCAGATTGGGATAGGGATTGGTCAGATCCGTCAACTTGTCCCAATTCAGGAGAAGTCGGTGAAATCTATGATAGACTTAAAAAATCTCACCCTGGATGGAATGATGTTCTATACAAAGCATCAAAAGTACCAGGATCAAATGTAAAACCAGTCTGATATGCCTAGAAAAAACACCCCTAAAAATCCAGTTCCATTTGGTATGAGCAACAGGCAAATGAAGAGAAAGAAACCAATCAATCTCGACATTATAAGAAATATTGAACCTCTTACTGACAATCAAGAAGAGTTTTTTAAATCTTATAAGTTAGATAAAAACATTGTTGCTTATGGTTGCGCTGGAACTGGTAAGACCTTTATTGCACTTTATAATGCAATCAAAGATGTTCTCGATGAAAAAAGTCCTTATGAAAAAATTTATATCGTAAGGTCTTTGGTTGCTACTCGTGAAATTGGATTCCTTCCTGGAGATCATGAAGACAAGTCAAGTCTTTATCAGATTCCATATAAGAACATGGTGAAGTACATGTTTGAAATGCCTGATGAAGCTTCTTTTGAAATGCTCTATGGAAATCTTAAAACTCAAGGTACGATTAGTTTCTGGAGCACTTCTTTTATTCGTGGTACAACTCTAGACAATGCAATCATCATTGTCGATGAGTTTCAGAATCTAAACTTTCATGAACTTGATTCAATCATTACTCGTGTGGGTGAGAATTCTAAAATTCTTTTCTGTGGTGATGCTACTCAATCCGATCTCATCAAAACAAATGAGAAAAATGGAATTGTTGATTTCATGAAGATTCTTCGAATCATGCCATCAATTGATATTATTGAATTTAGTGTGGATGATATTGTTCGTTCAGGATTTGTTAAAGAATACATTCTCGCAAAAATGGAAATCGGTGCATGACATTTATTCATCATAATTACCTAGGTGAACTTGAATTAAATAAAAAAGAGATGAATGGGATTCGTCTCTATAATCTTCCAAATGGAGATTGGGTTCCTTCAATTACTTCGGTTACTTCTTTTTACAATCGACAAATTTTTATTGATTGGAGAAATCGAGTAGGTTTAGAAGAAGCAAATCGTATTACTAAAAGAGCAACTGCAAGAGGCACTGACTTTCACCAAGTCTGTCAAGATTATCTTGAAAACAAAGAACTTGTGTGGAATGATTATCAACCCATGACAAAAATCATGTATCATCATGCAAAACCATATTTGGACAAGATAAATAATATTCATGCAATTGAGCGCACACTCTATTCAGAATATCTTGGACTTGCGGGAAGAGTCGATTGTATTGCAGAATACGAAGGTGAACTTGCTGTTATAGACTTCAAGACATCAGATAAGATTAAACCAGAAAAGTGGATTGAAAATTATTTTGTTCAAGAAATGTTTTATGCTGCTGCATATTATGAATTGACAGAAATACCTATTAAGAAACTCATTACACTTATGGTGACTCCTGGTGGAGAGGTAAAGGTATTTGACAAAAGAAACAAAGACGATTATATTAAGCTATTAGTTCGGTATATCAAAGAATTTGTACATCACAATACTAGGTCAGATGGAGAATGAATTAGAAAAAGCGTTAGAAAGTAAATTCTTCTGCCCATCAAGTTTTGCTCAAGAAATTGAAAATCTTGTTCAGGTTAATACTGAAATGAATTATATTGATGCTATTGTTTATTTCTGTGAGCAAAACAATATTGATTTGGAATCCGTTCCAAAGCTCATATCAAAACCATTGAAAGAAAAAATAAAGTATGAAGCAATGGAATTGAACTTTCTTAAAAAAACCTCCCGTGCAAAATTAATTTTTTGATGATGCCTTTTGATGCCTACAAATGTTATCTGTCTTTGAAAAATCATTTTACCAAAGACAGTTATGATTATTTTAAATATTGTGGTAAAAGTAGAGCAACCGTTCAGTCTTTTTATAAACGCAAAGACAGAATGTGGTTCGAAAAAATTTCAAGACAAAAATCAGATAAAGAAGTTCTAGAATTTTTTGTTGCCAACTTTGTCTCATGTCCTGATCCAGAAACACTTTGGATTGGGGAAATGATCAAAGAAGGGGAAGAAAGATATCAAAATTGGCAGAAGAAAGTACAGTCTCTTTCTTATGTTTTCAAAGAAGAAAGTCAATCTTTATTTGAAGAAAATAAATTTGAAGATGTTTTTAAGTGTTCAAAGGGTCATCCACCGCTTCTAAAAAAGTTCCTGAGCGGGAAAATTAGCCTAGAAACACTAGTGATATATGATAAGATATTCCTGTTCGGGAATAAGTTTGATAAGAAACTTAAAGACCCAGTGTGGGAAACCGTCAGTCGTAGAATTAAAAAATATAATCCATTTCTAAATATTGATGTATTTCGTTATCGAAAACTTTTGAAAGAAATAGTCCTGGAGGATCAATGAGTTTTTTTAGTTCCGAAGTTGTCCGAGCAGAAATGACTCAAATTGCAGAACTTCAAGAACAAATTTACGGAAACATTTTCAAGTTTCCTACAATGACCAAAGAAGAAAAACTTCAACATGTTGAAGTTCTTGAAACTCTTTTAGATAAACAAAAAGTTCTTTATACAAGAATGAGTTTATCTGATGATCCCGAAGCAGTTGAGATGAAAGAACGAGTTGTCAATTCTGCGATTATGATGGGAATGCCTCCTGGTACTGATATGACTATAATTCTCAATAACATGTCTAAGATGCTTGAGATGATGAAAGAACAGATTGACAAAACAGGTTCCGACCTGTAGAATAACGAAGTACACAAAAGCCAAATCCGTACACAATCCGAGGTAATCTAATGTCTTTTGCTGATCTTAAAAAACAATCCTCTCTTGGTTCTCTGACTTCTAAACTGGTAAAAGAAGTGGAGAAGATGAGTGCAACTTCTGGGGGTGCTGATGAGCGTCTCTGGAAACCAGAACTGGATAAAACTGGAAACGGTTTTGCAGTGATTCGTTTCCTTCCTGCACCTGAAGGAGAAGATGTTCCCTGGTCTAAAGTTTATTCCCATGGATTCCAAGGTCCTGGTGGTTGGTATATTGAGAACTCTCTGACCACTATCGGACAAAAAGATCCTGTTTCTGAGTATAACCGACAACTCTGGAATAGTGGAACCGAAGCAAACAAAGAAATCGTTCGCAAACAAAAGCGTAAACTCTCTTATTACAGCAACATTTATGTTGTGAAGGATCCTTCTAATCCTGCCAACGAAGGTAAAGTCTTCCTGTTTAAGTATGGTAAGAAGATCTTTGATAAGATCATGGAAGCAATGCAACCTGAGTTTGAGGATGAAACTCCGATCAATCCTTTTGACTTCTGGCAAGGTGCTAATTTCAAACTCAAGATCGTAAAGAAAGATGGGTATTGGAATTATGATAAGTCTGAGTTTGGTCCTGTCGAACCTCTTCTTAGTGATGATGATGCTCTTGAAGCAATCTGGAAGAAGCAATATTCTCTAGCTGCTACTATTGCACCTGATCAATTCAAGTCTTATGAAGAACTTGAGAACCGTATGAACACTGTTCTCGGTCTTAAGAATTCTTCTCCGACTCGCTCTCGTGCAGTTGTAGAACAGGAAGATGAGTTTGCTAGTTATGAGCAATCTCCTTCCGTTGAATCTAAAGTTGTAGAAGAACTAGAGCAGTCTTATGCTCGTTCTAAGTCTCCTTCTCTTCCAAAGATTACTACTGAAGATGAGGATGAAGATGATGCACTTTCTTATTTCCAGCGTCTTGCTGAAGAATGATCAAGTGTAAAGTCTAATATTGTCTCCTTTCTTTAAGGTGTCGCTCTCATACTGAGCGGCACCTTTTTTATATTTCATGAGTTCATTCATGTCATTTAAGATTACATTTAGATACCTAGGTTTAAGTACAAATATATTTCTTTTATCATTTTGAATTTTTTCTTCAAATTGATAATTTGTAATTTCTTTAGTTATATTTGTTCGATTTATTTGTCTTCCTAGGATACGATCATAATAAGTTACTGAAAAGTTGGATGGTACTCTAAGTCCCTCTGGAACTATTATGATTTCATTACTATCTTTTATTTCTTTTGTTTCATAATGATGAACCGCATTTATATTTGAGTATGTTCCATACTTATCCATCAAATAATTATCAAATGAAATTTGTGATAATGGCCATTCAGTTTGAACATTAAGTATATTATTTGACAATAAAATAATCCAATCGAGTGTAGCATCTTGATAAATTTTATACGCTACATTATCGGGTCTTTCGTTTCCAATGATTTTGTATTTTGTAAAAAATTGAAGATCTCCAAAAATATCTTCTCTTAGTTTTCCGCGTTTAAAAAGATTTTTTACAGTTCTATAGTCTGAAATGTTCTTTGCATCTGCAGTTCTATTAACATATTCAAAGTCTGGAACTTGTCTGAAGTAACTTGACATTTTAGTATCCTATTGAATGACTTGTATAATCTGTATTATAGATTGGATCAAGTTCACTAAATCTTAAAGTTAACTGGTATGAGGTCATTGTTTTATTTTCGTCATCAAAAGTCATGTAACTTCCATCTGGAGTATAATCAACATCGCAATTTAGAAGAGCGCATGTTTTTATTCTATTTAATGATTCGTGTAACTTACCATCTCCTGATTGATACTCTATTTCAAAAACATTTGGTGCTTTTAAAAATACTTCAGATGCTGCTTTTTTAACTGACATTGCTTTCTTGAAAAAATTTATAATTTTTTTTACTTGTTCTGCTTCTGGTTTATTTCTAGGTGATAATCTAAAGGTAAAATTGAATGGTCTTAATGTTGGTCCATTAAAAAGAAGTTCAAGATTGGGGTTTAAAATTGCTCCACCAGTTCTTGATAATAAGTTTTGAGCTCCTACTGCTTGTTGAGCAAAGAAAACTTGAAGTGCTTTTTTGTAACCTTTATCATTTGGACCACCAAAACCTTTTTTAAATTCTTCTGCAGCTGAATTTAAAGCTCTTGATACTTCTCCTGCAATATTTCCTCCTGATGCAGCAATATCTAACGATAAAGCTGCAGCATATGCTGTAATTGGATCTAAATTTGCTCCGCCCCAATCAACGCCATTGCTATCTGAAATTGATGGTTGAATTGGCAAAACAACAGTTCCCAATGGTTTAGAGAGATCTCTAGTTCCTAGATTAAATTTTGCATCTGCACTAATATTAATACCTGTTCTTCCTATAATTTGTTTTACACTAAACTTTATTCTATCTTGATCGTTTGAATTTATTCCTAAAGGATACCTTAAATTTACCTTTAAAGTTTCATCTATAGATTTTGATATATCGCTGTCAGGAATTGACACTGATATGTCTTGAGGTAATAGTGGTGGATCTGGAGGTTTTGTTCCTGATGTAGGATTTGCTGATGTTGAAGCTAAATTTGTCCCTAAGACTTGATTAATTTTAGCGTTTCCTCCCCCAGCAGATCCACCTATTCCTCTACTTACTACAGGAACTGCTTGCTCATTGACTGTTTTTCTTGCATTGGCAGTAAAATATTGTATTTCTTCTTTGCTTGCATTACTAGTATTTGTAAATCCACCGCTACCTACTTTTGGAATACTTCCAACATTTATAATTTCATCTTGACCTGATGCATTCTTACCTTTTCTGAATACAGTTGTCACTCCATCAGTCACAGTTACATAATATCCTTGTGCATTAACTGAATTATTTTGTATAGTTGGTTTAAAATATTGGGGTGGAGTGTCTTTATATACAGTTGCCATTAGAAATCTCCCTCAACCATAAGATGATGAGTCATCTCAATTTTTTGTAGAGTATGAGACATTTATAGATGTTTTTTATTTATTTAGTTCTAAACTTTGCATATTCGAGAGAACGAAGATAGTCAATTTCATTTTGTTTAACTTCTAATAATTTGCTATTTACTTCAAACCAAGTATAATTTCTGACTGTTCCCCAGTGAAAATTAAGTCCAGTAAATCCCCACTTTTCTATTGAAAGTGTTGCGATCAAAGGGAACTCATCATATCTTAATCCTTTTGTTTTTGCTGAGTATATAAAGGTATAATATTTTCCAACATCAGGAACGAAGTCTCCCTCACGAAAGACTTCCATAATTGTCATCATAATATCATCGGGTTCAGTATACTTGTATTTTTTTAATCTTGCTTTTAGATCATTAACTCTTTTTGAACCTGAATCAACATATTGCCCGAACCCTTTGATTTCCATTACTTTATGCCTAATTCAGATTCTGTGATTATGCGAAACTTAATTAAATGATCATCACACCATTCCTGAATTGATTTCCATTTTGATTGATTAACTGTATAAGTATTTACTTCATTAATATAGGTTTTATTTTTCTTTTTTCCTTGAACTGGAGGAACTGTTTGTTTTTTTGGTTTTATTTCTATCACATATTTTTGCGTTTTTCCATTATTTTCAAGAACTTCAATAATAAAATCTGGAAAGTATCTACATACTTTTTGTTTTACTGGATTATAATATGGAATACAAAATTCTTCTGATCCATACCTTAATACATTAGGTGAGCGATCACACCACTGCATAAATTTTAGTTCCCAACTACTTCTATACACTATATTTTGGGAGTTTCCAATATATTTTTCTGGATTTTTTGGATGAAAATATCCCTGATGATACTTGGAGTCACGAGGCATTTTTCCAACCTTTATGAGATTTTCTTTTTCCAGATAAGACCTGACCTAGATGTGTTGGATTTAAATTTAATTTTTTGCATATGTGGGATATGCATTTAAATTCTACCACTTTTCCATCTTTTGATATTATTTTTCCTCCTTTCTGAAACTGTGGATATTCGCAGCCTATATTATGTGCAGGATTTCCTTTTCTTTTTTTTGAAGAAGACTCAATTGCTTTTTTCATATTTCTTCCTTTTGCAATTTCACTCATTTGTTTTTTAGTTTCATCTGAGTGTTTTTTGCCTAACATTCCGGAAAAATGGTTTCCGGAAATATATTCATACGTTTCGGATAAAATGGTTGCTCCATTAACATTGAATGTTTCACACAATTTAGTTGTATCCCAAATATACGAATGTGTTTTTATCTTTTTCATATACATAATATATAAGTAAAAATATTTATAGGCAAATGCCTTCAGGTCAAACACCAAAATTTAATCCAACTTCGGAACTTAAGTCAAAGATATTAAGACCTGCATTAACTTCCCATTATGCAGTTTATTTTAATACTTCAGAAATTAAAAATAAAGCTGCAAAATTTTTTGGTGATCGACAGTCTGATATTGATCCAGAACTTTTAACTCTTTCTTGCTCCGAAGCGTCTCTTCCAGGATCTTCTTTAGCAACTCATGAAATTAATAATGATTTCACTGGTGTGACTGAGAGACATGTTTACAGAAGACAATATGATGATAGAATAGATTTTACTTTTTATGTTGATCATGATTATAAGATCATCAAATTTTTTGAAACTTGGATGTCTTGGTCTGTAGGTGAAGATCAATATAAAGATCAAGCAAAAAGAAATTATTACTACAGAGTAAAATTTCCAGATGATTATAGAGTTGATATGTATGTGCAAAAATTTGAAAAAGATTTTGATAAATTTGTTGAGTATACTTTTATTGGCGCATATCCAATCTCAATTAATTCAATGCCAGTATCTTATGACTCTTCACAATTGTTGAAATGTACAGTATCTTTCAGTTACATCAGATATTTTATGAATAATATAAACACTATTAATACTAGTAATGGTAACGAAAGCCCATTACAAAATAATTTTGGTTTACAGCAACTCCCTGGAAATGTTGGTGGATTTGTTGGAGCTGGATTTGAGGGATTTGCGCCACCAAATATTGCTTAATAAATAATCACACTGAAACATCTATAGGTCATTATGCCTTTACCAAAGATCTCTACACCAACATATGAGTTGGAACTTCCTTCTACTGGAAAAGAAATTCAATATAGACCTTTTTTAGTTAAGGAAGAAAAACTTCTTGTTCTTGCATTAGAAAGCGAGAATACCAAAGAGATTACAACAGCAATTAAAAATGTAATTAAAAGTTGTATTCTAACAAAAAATATTAAAGTAGAATCGTTACCTACTTTTGATATTGAATATCTCTTTTTAAATATTCGAGGTAAATCTGTAGGAGAAGAAGTCGAAGTTAATATTATTTGTCCGGATGATGGGGAAACTTATGTTTCCGTAAAAATTAATATTGATGAAATCAAAATTCAAAAGAATGAAGATCATACAAATAAAATTAAAGTAGATGATAATATTATTATGGAAATGAAATATCCTTCATTGGATCAATTCATTAAAAATAATTTTGATTTTTCTGGTGATGCAAATATGGATCAATCTTTTGATCTTGTTGCAAGTTGTATTGATAAAATTTATACTGAAGATGAAATTTGGGTTTCTGGCGATGTCACTAAGAAAGAACTTATTGACTTTTTAGAACAAATGAATTCGTCTCAGTTCAAGCAGATTGAAAAGTTCTTTGAAACAATGCCTAAACTTTCGCATTCAGTGAAGGTTAAGAATCCAAAAACTGAAGTTGAGAGTGAAGTTGTTCTGGAGGGTTTATCCAGTTTTTTCGCATAAGTATGGTCCATATGGACCTTGAAAATTTTTATAAGTTGAACTTTGCTTTGATTCAGTATCATAAATATTCATTATGGGAAATTGAAAACATGATGCCTTGGGAAAGGGATGTTTATGTTGCAATGTTGAAAAATTATCTAGAAGAAGAAAAAACAAAACAGCAACAAAATGGGACCTGACGATCTGGACGACCTACTTGCAAGTATAAGAGCGGAAGCTAAGAAAGAATCCGCTCTTGCTTTGTATGAAGGTACTAAAGAAACGGATCTTGTTGATGAAAATATAGATGAAAGAATTTTAAAACTTCTTGGGATAGAGGATGTTTTTGATATTGACTATGGTACATACACTTCTCTTCTGAAAGAAAAATTAGTTGCTTCAAGAAGTTTTGATAAGAAACTTTCTACTGAAGAAGATGAGTTACTTGTCAGTGAATTTAAAAGAGTAAAGGGCAAAACTGGTAGATTTAAATTAAATAAGAAAAAAATAACAGCAGAAACTATAGGTACAACTGGACCAATACAAATTTCTAGAGACAAGTTTTTTCTTGCAAGTAAAGCGATTGTTCCAGTAACTCCTACAGAAACACAAGATTCTTCTAAGGATATACAAGATATTGAAAAAGCACTGGATGATATTTTAAAAAGTTTGACACTTCAAAATAAGGAAAAGAAAAAGAGAACAGAAGAAGAGAAAAAGAAATCTGAAGATCGTAGAAGAAGACAACGCGAAGGGGATCTAGAAAAACCTCTAACTCAATTAAAGTCACTTGCAAAGAAAATTATTGCTCCAGCTCAAGGAATACTTGATCGCATCTTTAGATTTATTAAGTTTACTTTGCTTGGTTATGCATTTAATCAACTTGTAAAATGGTTTAGTGATCCTAAGAATGCAGATAAAGTAAAATCTCTTGGTAGATTTTTAAAGGATTGGTGGCCTGCATTACTGACTGCATATGGATTATTTGCTACACCTTTTGGTAAGTTTGTAAGAACTACTCTTAAAATGCTCAGAGGATTTATTCCTCAAATTGGAAGATTTATTGCTGCTAATCCTTGGTTAAGTTTATATACAGCGGCCGCTATTGGTGGAGCTGTAAAAATAAAAGAATCTGAGAGAATGAAACCTCTCACTCAGAAGTCTCAAAAAGAAATAGATAAAACATTACAAAGTAAAGAAACTCCTTGGTATCAAAAACTTGGAGCATCATTTGCAAATCAAAGTTTAAATGCTCCAGGCGGACCTAAAAATCCAATAGGGTTGCCAACTCCGTCCGCTATGTACTACAATGGGGGAGGATTAGTTGGTAAAAGATCCTTCTTTGGTGGTGGTTTAGTTGATAGGGAAATTGATGTAAATGATATTGCATTTGAAGGTGGTGGTGGAATTTCTAACGATAGTGGTGTAAAAATAACAGGTGCTGGTCCTGATACACAATTAATTGCTGCACAACCAGGTGAAGTTGTGATGTCTAAAAAGGCAGTTGATAAGCATGGAGCAAATTTCTTTTTAGATTTAAATAAAAAAGCTGGCGGAACTAATATTCCAAAGATAGCAAACAATATTCAGTTCGCTGCAGGTGGTGGAATGATTGGTTCTAACACTGTTCCTACTTCATCTAGCAGTGGGAGTGGATTTAATCCTATGCGTGGATTTATGAATTGGTGGAATCGTGGAAGAAATGTAAGAGTTCCAAATGAAAATACTGCAAAGTTTGGTGGACTTGGACAGTATGCTAGAAAAAATCCAAATCCAAAAACACTATTTGGTGACGATGCCTTACAAATTACGAGAAGTAATAAAGCATTTCAATCTGGTGCAACTGGATATCGAGGGTGGAATCCATTCAAGGCATTCACTCCAAATATGGTAAAGACCGGACCAACTCCTGCAATTCGTCAGGCAATAGAAAGACCATTAAGATCTTTCTCATCTGCTCCTAAAGTTTTAAAAGGTCTTGGTGGTGGAGTTGGTAGTGTTCTTATGGATATGGCTTTTCCTGAACCAGCATTTAGTCCAACTCTAGATGATGCTAAAAGAATGGGATTTCCTATGGGTCCACAATCCAAAGCACCTGCTCCAGGTCCTCGTGTGATCGTATCAAAAACAACTTATACAGTATTGCCACCCATTAAATCACCTACTAAAACACCTTCTATTCCGAGAGGTTCTAAAATTCCTGAGTTCATTATTTCAAGTAATAATGATTCCAGATCAAAAATTGCATTGTCATTGGGTATTTCTGATCTAGTAGGAGCATCATAATGGCAGTTATAGATTCCAAAAAACTTTTACCCCCAAGTAAAGAAAGTAGTGCAATAGAGAAACCAAAGTTTCTTGTACCTGTTAAAAGTATCTCAGTAAAAAAGATAACAGGTTCTGATTTAAAACCGGTAGATAAAAAGGGAACTGATGAACCTGGAAGTCTAGTTGTAGTTAAGAAAAAAATTATAAGTTTAAGTAAGATTATAAACAACAATCTTTTACTAGATCAAAGGGAAGCATCTACAAAAAGAAAAGAAGAAGAAAAATCTAGAAGAGAACAGAAAGAAAAAAAATTAGAAGAAAAAGTTAAAAAAAATAATATTAAATCTGATTTCATAGGATCAATTCCTGGACAAAGTATCTTTGATAGAATTAATCGTTTTATTGGATTTACTTTACTTGGTTATCTTTTCAATCAATATGGAGAATTACTTCCCAAACTTATGGAGTTTGGAAAAGTTCTTGAACCTGTAGGTAAATTTATTGAGGGATTTGCTAAAAATTTACTTCAGGGTGTGGTTGATTTTATTGATCGTGGTTATAAAGCATATGACCAAACAAGAGACTTTGTTAAACAGATTGGTGGAGAAGGAGCACAGAAGACTTTTGATGAGTTCTCAAAGAACTTAAATGTCGTATTGAATGGTGCAATTGGTGCTGCAATGTTGATTGCAAGCACTGCGCCAAAAACTCCAGGTGGATCTGCTGGTGGTTTGGGAGCAAGTGTTTCGAAAACTTTAGGTGGCGTAGTTCCAAAACCAACTGGAGGATTTGGTGCTGGAACTGCAATGACTCCCGGAAGATATCGTTTACCCGGTCAATCTAAAGCGGGTGGTGATTTTGCATCACAACTTGCAAGGAAAAAATTAACATTTGAACAATCAGTCGCTGCTCAACAAGCGGCAAAACAAACAACAAAACAGTTAGCAACTCAAGGTGCAAAACAATCTTTGAAATCATTGGTTGCTGTACCAGTTATTGGATCATTAATTGGTTTTATTATTGATACTGTTGTGTTTCGTGAAAAACCATCTAGAGCAGCTGCTGGTGCAGTGGGAAGTGCTATAGGACAAGGAATTGGTATTGCTCTTGCTGGAGGAACAACATTTGGACTTGGTGCTGGTGTTGGAATGTTTGTTGGTGGTTTTGCTGGCGATTGGATTGGTAAAGCTTTATATGACACTGTTGTTGGTTATAATACAAAACCAGTTCAAGCAAAAGCGCAAGGTGGAACTGTTAGTGGAAGAAATCAATCTTTATCTAAACCTAGTAGAAGACTTAAAACTATACCAAGAAAAACTCCACCAAAAATTCAGTCTCAAAAAACACAACCAGGAAAAGATTCTGGCGGTAAATTAAGAATCGAAGAGTTATATGGAACAGATGAACCAGGGAAGAAAAGCGCATTAAGAGCACTGAAGAGAAGTTCTGAAGATGTGAAGAAGATGAGGTCTATCAATGGACTCGCTGGTGCAATGTTTGGTGCTGGCATTGACATGACCCTCGGACAAAAACCAGATAAGAAACTTGCAAGATCAATCGGTGATGTATTTGGTTCTGTTGTTGAGAATGCAGTAAACATGGAACTTAATAATTCTTTTGGTGATATTTCCAAAACCATTGCGATGGCAAATGGTGGATCTGTTCCAACAAAGCAACTTGGAAGTGGGTTAAGTATTGGAGAAAGAATTGGTAGATTTATTTCTAATGCTCTTGCAATTTCTATTGAGAGTTCTGCATCAAAAATACTTCAGAACTTAAATAGAGAATTGAATTTGGATGGTAAAGATACTGTTCCTGGAGTTACACCGGGAGATTCATTAGATGGTGTGGATGGAATAGATGTAAAAGGTGAGGTTATTGGATATGTTGGTTCAACTGGATACTCGACAGGTCCCCATATTCACTTTGAAAATTTGACAGGTGCTAAAACAGATCTTCCAAGCAATGTTAGAGATAATATTATTGTTGGTGGTAAACCAATGAGTTCTTGGGTTATTACTTCTGGTCCGGGTCCAAGATGGGGGAAAACACACGCAGGTGAAGATTGGGCAATGCCCGAAGGGAAGCCAATCAAACTAACTGGAGGTCTTAAGTTTGTAAAGTATGTTAAAGAAGGTACAGATCCGAGATATGATGGGTATGGAAATGTAACAATCATCCAAGATCAAAGAGGAACCTTATATCTTCTTGGACATTTAAGTGGAGGACCTGCAAATCCACAAAAAATTCTTGAGTACCAAAGACAACAAGCAACAGTTGTTCCTCCAGATTTACAAGGAACAGGAAAAAAGATTTCTGGACAAGCAAGTTATTATGGGGGACCAAATGATAGTTATTGGGAAGGAAGACAAACTGCTAGTGGTGAAATTTTTGATTCTAAAAAAATGACAGCTGCAATGATTAGTCCTGGATTTGACGGCAGACAACCATTTTGGGCAAAAGTTACAAACAATGCAAATGGTAAGAGTGTTGTAGTTAGAGTTAATGACACTGGTGGATTTGATAAACTTGGTAGAATAATAGATTTGAGTCATGGTGCATTTGGTAAAATAGCAAGTCACTCTACTGGAGTTATCAATGTAACTGTAGAAAAATTAAGATCTGCTCCTAAACAAAATCCACCAGGACAACCAAACCAACCACCAACATCAACACCTTCACCAATAGGTAACAAAGGAGTTGTTTATGACCCAGAAACAGGTAAATTTATTAAAAAAGGTGGAGGATTCTTAGGAACAAATCAAGAAATTTCTGTTACAGATGCATCAAATACATATCTCAGAGCAACTGTTAAAGAATTTGGATTGGGTAGTGGAACAAAAGAAGGTGAGAAAAAAAGAGCAGCAGATGGAAGTTATTATGAATGGAGAAATGGTAAATGGTTATTGTGGAACTCAGCAGGACCTGGAGCAAACGCTTCATTGTCACCAATTCAACCAACTTCTTCTACAGTTGCTTTTGCAAATAGTGACATAAGAAAGACGGATACTTCGGACACAATTTACTTTATTGAAAAAGTTGCTTTTGTCCCAATAGAAACACCTGTACCCGTGGTGTAAATAGTAATACGGTAAATAACAACTATGCCTGGAAGTAAGGAAGCATCTACAGCAAATCTATTTGAAATATCATCAAACACTGGTGGCAGTTCTTTTGATGTGAGAACTGGTGCTCCTAGAATTGAGTATCGTGAAAGTATGATTGATCATACTATTAGAATTAGTGCTGCCGTTGTTGACACTGGACAATCTGGACTTTCTGCAGCAGAAGCACTTAAACTTCAGGGAGGAGAAAAGGTTTCCTTCAAGTACACTGATGCTGTAGGAAATGTTTTAGATTTTTCTGACGGAAATTCATTAAGATTGTCTCATAAAAACTTTGAAACAAGATCTTTTAAGTCATCTAGTTTTATTGCTCAAATTGTTTCTAAAGAGTTTTTAGATAATAAACTTTTAAAGAATAGAGTAACGAAAAGATATAGCGGTAAAATTTCCAAGACAGTTGAAAGTATTCTGAAGGATGATTTAAAAACAGATAAGAAGTTAGACATTAGTGAAACTCTAAATACTTTTTCTGATTTTGGATTAAGAAAAGAACCATTTGAAGTTATCTTAGAACTTCAACCAATCGCAATTCCAACGGTAGGTGGAAAGACTGCTGGATTTTTCTTTTGGCAAACTGCAAAAGGATTTCATTTCAAATCTGCAGATGAGATATTTAAGGGGAAACCAATCAAGAAATATATCTATAACTTTAAAGTTGATGAAGAAATACCAGCAGGATATGATGATAAAATCTTAGATGCAAATGCAGTAAGAGTTGCTGATGTTGAAAAGCAGTTAGACTATAGTGCCTTTGGATCTGTTACAGAAACTTTTGATTTTACCAAATTTGTTTATGAAAAAAATTCTCCTTTGATTGCTGAAGATGCTGGAAAAGTTTTAGCAGGTTTAGATCTTCCTGATTATACCGAATATACAAAACAACCAACTAATTTCTTTGCTTCTCCAAAATCTATTGGTATGGCATATGGAACTGGTGATTCTGTGGAGCAACAGTTGAAAAAATCCAAAGAAGAAAACTTCAATGTTTCCGAAACAATAGGTCAATCAATACAAAACTATCGACAAAGATTAAACTTTATGACAGAAATCAAAATACCAGCAGACTTTAGTTTACATGCTGGAGATATTATTCAGTGCGACTTACCAGAACTGTCTACAAAGGATACTCCGATTAGAAGTCCCAAAGATAGTGGTATATATATGATATTGGAGTTATGTCATTACATTTCTCCCACACAAACTTATACTGGATTATCTCTAGTTAGAGATTCTTTTGGTGTAAAAGTTTAAGGTAACCTAAAATGGAAAGATCACTTCAACAACACATTAATGATGATAGAGATGAACTTGATAATCCTAATACAAGTTCACAGAGAAGAAGACACTTGGAAGGTGAACTTGATTCATTAGAAAAATATCAGGTTAGTCACCCAGATGATGATCATGATCCAACACCCCTGGAATTATATTGTGACGAAAATCCAGCAGCTTTAGAATGTAGAGTTTACGAAGATTAATAATGACATTTTACTCAAACAAACCTTATATCTTTGATTTTGATAAAGAGTATGAATATATTGGAATAGGTCAAATATCTGCCGAAACCTATAAACAATTTTGTATTCCTAATCGCGGTGGTGAGAAGGGAAAAGATGCTGTAGGTTGGTCTGAAAGATATAAGGTTCGTTTGTGTTTTTTAAATTCTGGAGATACTCCAGAAGATCAGTTAATTGATGCAATAAGACAGACTGATTTTCCTTCAGGGCAAGCTGGTCTACAGATGTATATGCCACTTGCTGCAGATTCTTTTGTAAATATTCATAAGAGTAGATTTAATAAGCAGTACTATATTACCAGTTTAATTAATAACTCTTTATGTGTTTTTCCTGAAAAGAAAGAAGGTCAGAATCAAAAAGGTTGCACACCAAAATCTGGATTTTCTGCTGGACTTGGCCAATGGGCAGTTGTTCCTTCGTCAAATATTGCGGAATCAAAAGTTGCAAACTTGAATGGAGCAGGAGCAGATTGTAAGTTTTCTCAGTCTGATGATGACTTTGCAAAGTTAGCTTCAAATTTTGCTGTTCCGTCTGCATGTAAACCTTTTGATAGTAATGCTATCAATAATGGTCTTAAGAATATGAAGAAAGACATTGAGGCTTTAAGAAATAAACTCAATGGACCTAATAGTGCCCTTTCAAATGCAGAAAACTTTTTAAACGAAGCCAAATCAGTAATCAATGGATTTGCTGATAAAATAACTGGATATGTAAAATGGTTGATTGGTTATATAAAAGATATGGTAATTAGGGGCATTAATTGGGCTCTTAATAAGGCAAAAGCAGCAGCATTTTTAAATCAAAGATTTCAACTTCAAGAAAAAAAAGCAACAGCAATTGATTTAATTCTTTGCCTCTTTAATAAAATTTTAGATAATCTTGCTGGACTAATAGAGAAATTTTTAACTTCTATTGTTGACCGTTATGTTAATATGGCAACCTGTGCGGTCGAAAAGTTTTTGACTGAATTAGTTGGTCAGATAATTGGTCAGATATTATCTGCAGTTAATGGTATTCTAAATGCTGTTTTGGGAACTATTTCTGCTATTAAAGGATTAATTGATTCTATTCTTGATGCTATTTCTTCTCTTTTAGATTTTCTTACTTGTGATGTGAAAGCAGAATGTGCTGAAGTTACCGAATGGAGTCCTTTAGAAGGATCTTCTTCTCCAGGAATTTCTTTGGATGTGAGTAAAATTATGAACTCAGCAAAATCAATTATTTCTTCAGCGACATCAATAGTAGATCCGAATAATTTCAAGTTTAATCTTGATATTAATTCCATGATTGCTGGTGTTGGTGACTCTTGTAATGTTGGACCAATTCTTTGTGGACCACCAAAAATTTCATTCTGGGGTGGAGGTGGAAAAGGTGCTACTGGAAATGCAATTGTAAGTGCTGCAGGTGACATCTTAGGTATAGATATTGTTTCTTCTGGATATGGATATACAAAAGCACCATTTGTGAATATTGAAGATTCTTGTGGAAAAGGAAAAGGTGCCGTTGCTATTGCTGAAATTGGTGATGTTCCTTATGTACCACCGACAACTGGAACTGATGGTACTGGTGGTGGAACTGGTGGTACTGGTGGTACTGGTGGTACTGGTGGAATTGTTGGAGGAACTGGTGGTACTGATATCGGACCAAAACCAGGAGAGATTGTGAAAGGAATTACTAAAATTGTTGTGATTGATAGTGGAACTGACTATCTACCTAAACCAGATGGAAGTAGAGGAGGTGATGGAAGAGTATGGGCAAGTAGATGTCAATCAACAATAAGAAGATCTGATGGTAATTGGGAGTATCCATACAGTCCTGGTGAGATCATGCAAATCAAAACAGGTGACTATGTTCAGTTTGCAGGACAGTCTCCATTTGTTGCTGCTTTTGATACGACAAGCACTGCTCCAGAGTGTCCTCCAGAAGATATTCAAGATCCAAACCTAGGAATTTATCCCGTAATATCTGAGCTTGTTGATGTTAAAATTACTGATCCTGGATTTGGATATAAAGATGGGGATAAAATTGTTGTTACTCCAGATAATGGAACAAAATTAACTCCAAAGTTTGGGTATAATGGTCAACTTATTGGTATTACTATAGAAAATACTGGTATAGGATTTACTGAACTTCCAGAGATTGGTATAGATAGTAATACTGGATATAATGCAATAATTAAACCAGTCTTTAGATTCTTAAGAGGAAATAATTTAATTACTAGAAGAGATACTGGAGTTGGAATTTTGGAAGTTGTAGATTGTGTAGGTAAAAGAGAATGAGTGATAGACATCAAACAAGTTGGGACTATTCTCGTATAGGCACAACACAAGGTGAATTAAGATTTGGTGATGTTGCATTTGATGGAACTAAACTTGCAGCATTGATTCGCAATACAAATCCATCTAAGGCATCTGATCACTTTATGGGGTTTGGTAGTTCTGGAAAATTTAATGGATCCACTTGGAATTCATGCCCTGGAGTATACCAAATTCTTTGTGGAACCACTCCTGTTGATGGAGTTTCTTTTGTAACCTATGCAAAAAATGGTGATATGATTATAGGTGCTCCAAATGGTAGAATCAGAATATTTGCAAAGGACATTGAGTTAATTGCTAGTGGTAGTAGTAATACTACTGGTTTTGTTCAAATTGCTGCCAACGGTGGTATTGAAATTAATTCAAGAACAAATATTAATATTCAAGCAGCGTCAAATATTAATCTTGCAGCAGAAAAACAAGTTCAAGTTGCCTCTCCTGGAAATATTAAAATTAGAGGACCTGGAAATTGGTTGGAGGATTGTGATTTTATTTTTGGACCTATTTCTGGAGCAGTAAGTCCTTTACAATTTATTGATGGTCTTAAAAAATTAATTGGTAGTATTGGAGGTTAATAATGCCCGATCTAGGTAATCTTTTAGTTGGTGGTCAATTTCAAGTAACAGCGAACCTTCCTGGAGGTGTTCCTGGATTGCCCGCAACTGTTTTAGGTGGTGGTGCTGGTACTCCTCCTATTAATGGAAGTGCTTGGGTTGAAGGACCAATGTTAATCGGTTCTCCTATTACATACCCTCTTCCAAGACCTACTGCAACTTTGATGATAGGTAGAAGCAAAAACTACTTAGCACCAGAAACAAATGCACTACCTATTTTGATGGTGAGTAGTAGAGGATCTGCACCTACTCCAACGGATCTTTTGATTGGTGATCCTGCGGGTGGTCCAGTTGGAATGACTATCAACTCTACACTTATCAATATTTTTAATGCAAAAACAGTTTCACTTATATCACCAAAGACAACTGCTGTAAGTAAACTAAATTGGATAGGCAAAGTAAATGTTGTAGGTAAAACAAATATCGCACCCAAATTAAATGTTGGTGGAAAATTAACTGTAGCTGGACTAGTCAAAATAGGTGGAAAACTTACTGTTGCTGGATTAATCAGTAGTCCTACAATTACACTTTTGAAAGCAAAAATTGCATCAAAAAAAGGATTTGATATTCCTCATCCAACAAAGAGTGAACATCGATTAAGATACATTTGTATAGAAGGACCTGCAGCAGAAGTTTATTTTAGAGGAAAACTTAGCGGGTCTAATATAATTAATCTTCCCGATTACTGGAAAGAATTGGTTGATGTTGAGACTATAGGAGTATCTTTAACACCCATTGGAGTGTATCAGGAATTATTTGTTGATAAAATTGAATGGGGGACACGTATTATTGTAAGAAATAATCTTGGTGGACCTATCAACTGCAACTTCGTTATTTTTGCGGAAAGAAAAGATACGCCAAAAAATATTGCAGAATATGAGGGGTTGACACCTAATGACTATCCAGGAGATAATAAAGAATATACTATTAATGGTGGTTGATGAATAAGGTACATGAAATATTTCCACTAGTTGTTTATCAAGGAGAAGTTGATTGTCATAAAGAATTTAAATCCAAATACTTGGAAGTTTTAAAGGAATATTGGTTTAATGGATATGAAAATGAAAGTCCAGAGTTTTCTGGTAAAATATTTTTACATCTCCAAAAAGAGTATAAAATTTTTTTTGATAGCTTGAAAAGAAATATTGATGAGTATATGACGCATTTGAATGTTGATTATACTAAACTAGATTATCATATTATAAAATCCTGGATTGGATATCATGACAAAGATACTCCAGAACTAAATCCACATTATCACAATGAATCTAATATTAGTTTCGTGTATTATTTGAATACAGATGAAACTTCTGATAAGTTTTGCATAAATCAACCATCCAATCAAAATGAAGTTGTTGGTGGATTATTTGAAACATCAAAACAAAGAAACTTACTTCTTGGATTTAACAGATATAATTGCGATTATTATACAATCACGCCAATTGAAGGAACCGTACTACTGTTTCCAAGTCATGTGCATCATTTTACACAAAAATTTACAGAAAGAAGAGATGAAAGAATAACAATTCCAGGTGATATAAAAATCACTTTAAAAAAAGAACATTCTAATTATCATCAAGGGTCAACGCACCCTTCACAATGGTTAGAGTTATGAAAATAAATATTCAAAAGTAGAAAAAAGATGGATCCAAGATATTATACAGTTCTTAATGATGATTTAAAGACTAAGTTGGATGATGCTCATAGTGCGATTGAGGATTCTTCTGAAAGAATTATCGAACTTGATGGCAATAAAGGAGCGTATGACGATATTATTACATCATTAGATAATGATGTTTTATCAGAAGTTAGAACAGTAAATGCTAAAATAGAAGCAGTTGGTGCTGCATATAAGAATCGTATTAATGTAGGATGCAGGACTGATGTTTTTTGGAGAAAAACTGGATTTGCTGGAACAACCTATACTTTAGTTGCAACTCAACTTTCTCTTGCTGGATATGCAGGTACACTTCCAAATGTTGAGTATTTTGATGGTGTTGGGTTTACAACTTATGGTAATTATAATACTTTTGGATATACTCCCGAAAATGCATATGGAATTAAATATTATGATGAACCAGTAACAAAGGATATTGGTGATACTTTTGTTACCAGTTTCATAGGAACGATTGCATTTGGATCAAACAAAATTACTGTTCTTTCAGTTGTTGGATCTTCTTCTACAATTGGAATTAGCACAGGACAATTAGTTACTTCTTCAAAATCAAGTGTTCTTCCTTCTTCAAGTAATATTATTGGGATAGGGACTACTTCTTTGGATAGATCTATTCTCGGAATAACTACAGGATCTGTAGTTACCAGTTTAACTCTTGATACTTTTGCCACAGAAACTGCTTCTGCTCCAGAGTCTGATGGATCTTATGTGACTTTTACGGTGTTAAAATCTACAACTGAGTTTAATTATGATGATTATGAAATTCAGTCCGATAAAGATCCGTATTCTCCTCAGACTATCGGAATTATGACGACGGGTACAATAGGAATTGGAGTTTCTATTGCATATGATAATACAGGATCAAATCCAAATCCAGTTTCTTGGAATCCAGATGCGGTAGATGAGGAAGATCCAAGCACTTTTGAACCTGATGTTGGTGCTGGAATTTATTATTCACTTGTTGGATTTACTTCATATCCAGTTAATCTTAACGGACAAAGAGTTGCCGTTGGATTTGTTACTGCGGTTGATGCAATTCAACTTCCTAGTTTATTGGCAACATCAACACCTTGCCCAACTCAAGAAACTAATTTAACAAATGCAATTACAGAACTAAATACTGCGAAGACTAATATTACATCTGGTATTAGTACTTTAAATTATAAAATAGATGTCGCCAATACTTTTAGGAACGAAAGAAAGCAAATTCAATCTGAAATTTGGGGATTAAGACAACAAATATCTGCGTATCGTGCTGATATAATAACTTATAATAAAGCACTCACCTATCTTGGTGTATCAACTGTAACTAATGTGGTATTATGAAATTTCAACATCCTTTAGATGAATCAAAAACTCTTCATTACGAACAACCATTAACGGATAAACATCTTTTGTTTGTTCAAGGTCGTATTTTAAATCAAAAATATATTAATCTTCCTCCCGAATGGGAAGGTTTAGTTAATCCATCTACAATAACTGTTCATTTGACTTCTATTGGAGCAAATCAGTCATTGATTGTTAAAAGAGTTCAGGGATTGACCGTTCATATTGATACAAATGGATTTCCCCCCGATTTTTATTATTTGATTTTTGCAGAAAGAAGAGATCTGCCTCGTCCACAAACCCTTGACACATGACCCCAAAGGTCCTATAGTACCTAGGTAATCAACGGACGACCGAATGCAAGACGAGTACCTCTCACGCTGCGTGGTGGACCCTATCAAGCGTACAGTGTATCTGTATTCTAACGAAGGGTCAGAGAAGCAAGTGACCTGTGATACGGTAGATGAATTTATGAATGTGCTAGAGTTTGTTCGTTCTGCAGTGGATGAAGAGACTCTCTCATACGCAAATCCACTTTAATTTTCATTTTTGGTCCAAAAATTTTCCCGGTAAAAATTGCCCTTATTACTTTTTTGAAAAAGTATGGTTTATAAAATTTCATACAAAGACCTCAAAGAGGAACCAGTCAAAACCACTCCCGAAAATGTAAAAGAAGCAAATGAAGCACTCTTTACAGCAAAGTGGAATCTCCCTAAAGCAGCAAAACACTGCGGAATGTCACAAAAAGAAATGAAGTTGACATTTTGGGAGTTTATCAAGTATAATCCTATTACTTACCAAGCGTAAGTTTTTTTGGGAGCGTGACGTAACTGGTAGCCGTATCAGACTTAAAATCTGCTGGTCGTATGACCGTGGGGGTTCGATTCCCCCCGCTCCTATGAGGTTCTACCTCTAAATAAACAAAAGTACGGAACCTTTATGAAATACCGTATTGATGCCAGATACATTTGGTATAATCGCGGAACCCAAATTGTTCTGATGTATTTCATAAATCAAATTCCTTTTACTTTTGATGACCTTCCAGACGAATCAATGTTCGATTTGGAATTAATCAAATTAGCAGATAACGAAAGAAGATTTGAACCAGAAGACCTTTATCAAGCATCATATTATTTGATGTTGGAAGAGTGTCATCCTCTTATGTTTGAACTTGAACTGGAAAATCCAGAAATGTTGCCTGTCGATTAATTTGCCTCTAAAGCATTGTGGTGATGCACCGCTCTTGTAAAGCGGAGACGACAGTTCAATTCTGTCTAGAGGCTTGAGTTCTATAACTCCAATGTCACTTATTTCACAACAAGACCGTCAAATGGTCATTGAAGCACTTGAATATTATGTTCAAAAACTTAAGGAAGATAACTGCACTCCTGCCTCTATCAGTGCATTCCAAACCCTCCTTAACTGGGTCGAATTGGAGCACTTCAAACATGAAAGTTAATCTTTGGTATTGTGAGTCCATGAAACAGTGGCGTTGGATTCTTACTGATGATTCAAGACCTATTCTGAAGCAAGAATCTGGACAACAACCACACCTTCGTGATGCTATGAATGATGTAGCAAATACTGTGGAATATATTTTAGAGTGTAAGCAACCTGAATGAAGTCCGACTTCTACATTGATAAAGTAACAAAGAAACAATCAGAAGATCTTTTATTGCAATATCATTACTTAAAAGATATTTCCAAAAGTTTTAAGTCTGGATATAATTATGGACTCTTTGAGAAAAATGAGTTCTCTCCTCTCAATATTGGCGGTCTTCGAGGAGTTTGTATATTTACTGGATTACCAGTACCTGAAATAGCAAAAGGAGCATTTGGACTTGAAAGAAACGAACAACAAGGACTCTTTGAACTCTCAAGACTTTGCATCCACCCTAGTACGCAGTCACGAGAATATAACATCACTTCTTGGTTTGTGTCAAAGGCGATTAGACAATTTCGGAAAGATACTGAAGTTAAAGCAATCCTTTCTTATGCTGATTCAGATCACCATTCTGGTACAATTTATCGCGCTTGCAACTTTAAGTACTACGGTCTCACGGATCGAAAAAAAGATTTCTATTATTCAGACGGAACTAAACACTCTCGTGGAAAAATAAAAGGACAAGAGGGTGAATGGAGAGATCGGAGTAGAAAGCACAGATATTTACTTGTATTTGATAGTGGATTACAAAAACGCTTGACATGGAAAGAAGAAGACGCTAAAATACTAAAGGCGATACAAAACCAAACCCCTTCCGTGTGACTTCGAAACCTCCTCATGGAGGTTTTGTTGTATGCGATAAATAAATTTTTAATAGGTTGAATTGATATGTCAGAACAACAAAATCATCTTTTAGAGTTGCTTGAAAAGCAAAACACTCTTATTGAAGAAATTAATTCTTTAAATACAAAATTAACAACAAAAAGAGATTTACTTCTCAAAGTTCAAGGTATCATTGAATATCTTGATCAACTTGGAGTCACTCTAGATGACCAAAAACAAGAGGATGAAGAAGAGGAAGAAGAAGTATAATTAATTTTATAAAACCTCTAGGATAACTAGAGGTTTTTTTATTGGATAAATAATCCATAACGGAACTTATAAACGAATAAGATGGGATTAAGTCGTCTTGATAATTTTCTGAAAAATACTAGAGGGGAAATTTTGTATGTCGATCCCTCTAGTAGTGATTCAACAGATTCTATAGAAAATCGCGGAAATAGTTTAACTCGTCCATTTAAAACTATTCAGAGGGCATTAATTGAAGCCGCAAGATTCTCTTATCAAAGAGGATTAGATAATGACCGATTTGGAAAAACCACAATCATGGTTTATCCAGGAGAACATATTGTCGATAATAGACCTGGATGGATTCCACTAAGCCCAAATGGAGGTTCTTTTCGTGCTAGATCTGGTGAAGTTGTAACTGATTTTCAACCTTTTGATCTTACTACAAATTTTGATATTAATTCTGATACCAATATTCTTTATAAGTTTAATAGTGTTAGTGGTGGCGTAATAATACCAAGAGGAACTTCTCTTGTTGGTGTAGATTTAAGAAAAACAAAAATTAGACCTAAATATGTTCCAGACCCTAGAAATTCTGCTATTGAAAGATCTGCTATTTTTAAAGTAACTGGTATTTGTTACTTCTGGCAATTTAGTATTCTTGATGCAGATCCTAATGGTTCAGTTTATAAGGATTACACTGCAAATACTTATGTACCTAACTTTTCTCACCACAAACTAACTTGTTTTGAGTACGCTGATGGTGTCAATGATATTAATATTGATGACAATTTCCTGACTTATTCTGTCAATAAGACAGATATGGATCTGTATTATGAAAAAATTGGTATTGCCTATGGTCCTGCAAGTGGAAGAGAGATTCCGCCAGAAGTTACTGGATCTCCCTTAGATATTCAACCAAAAATTGACGAATATCGTATTGTTGGATCTACAGGAGGCAATGTTGGCATCACCAGTATTAAAGCTGGTGATGGGGTTGTTTCTAGTAATGTAATTACTGTAAATCTGGAGCAAAATACTCTAGGTCTTGATGTAGATACTCCTATTAGAATTGAGGGTATTGCATCTTCTGGTTATGATGGACAGTATGTTGTTAGTGAAGTCGTAAGCACAACTCAAATTAAATATCAAGTTTCAACACCTCCAGTTGTACCTCTTCCTTCTGTGACAGGTGCGACTCTTAATATTTCTGTTGACACTGTTACTTCAGCATCTCCATATATCTTTAATATTTCCATGCGATCAGTGTATGGTATGTGTGGAATGCACGCTGATGGTAGCAAAGCAACTGGATTTAAATCCATGGTCGTTGCGCAGTTTACTGGCATTGGACTACAAAAAGATGATAATGCTTTTGTAAAATATAATCCATCTTCTGGACTATATGAGGATAATACTGTAAGTGGAAATGAAAATATTCATACAGATTCTCTTGCCAGATATAAACCAGAATATGAGAACTATCATATAAAATGTTCTAACGATTCTTTCATTCAGGTAGTTTCTGTTTTTGCTATTGGTTATGCACTTCATTTTGTGGTGGAATCTGGTGGAGACCAATCTATCACAAATTCAAACTCCAATTTCGGAGCAAAGTCACTTGTTGCTTTTGGATTTAGAGCTAATGCATATGAAAAAGATGATGTTGGATATATTACTCATGTTATTCCACCAAAAGAACTAGAGTTATCTGAAACTACTCTAGAATTTTCTTCTGTAGATGTTAATCAAACTGTTGGTGTTGCATCAACTGGTCGTCTTTATCTTTATAATGAAACAAACCAATCAATTCCACCAGATAATGTTTTGGAAGGTTATAGGATTGGGGCAAAAGAAAAAGATAGGTTAAATGTATTAATATCTCAAAGTGGAATTACGACTCAATATTCGGCAAGAATTGTTATGCCGAATACTCAATATACTGGAAATGAAATTACTTCCGAAAAATCATATCGTGTTGCTGTTGCTGGTGGAGTAAATTCTATTGGTAGCAACATAATTAATTTGACAACAAATCATTCGCTCTTAAATGGAGAAACTGTAAGAGTAATTAGTAATAATGGACATCTTCCTGATGGAATCATTCCAAATCAAATCTATTATGCTATTACTACTGGACTTTCTGCAAATCAATTAAAACTTGCTCAAACCTTAAATGATGCTCTTGATGATTCTGAGATTACCATAAACAGCAAAGGTGGTATTCTCACTGTCGTAAGTAGAGTGTCTGATAAAAATTCGGGTGACATTGGACATCCAATTCAATATGATACTTCAAATAACTCATGGTATATAAATGTTGGTACTGCAGTTACTGATAATAACATTTATCCCGCATTAGTTGGTTTTGGATCTGCCGTTCTTGGTTCAGCAACTTCAAGAACATTTATCACTCGTAGATCTGATACTCGATCCTTGAATGATTCTCTTTATAGAGTTCGTTATGTTATCCCTAAAGATTCTCCTGTAACAGCTAGACCTCCTTCTGATGGATTTATCATTCAAGAATCAAATTCTACAATTGGAAAAACAAATACTGAAATTGGATATCAGTTTAATCCATCATCAGTAACTCTTTCAAATGTAACAAATTTAAGAAATAATAGATTTATAGCAAATGCTTCTTGGCAAGAAAATTTTGCTGATGTCATCACAGAACTTCCTCACGATCTTTCTGTAGGATCTCAAGTTAAAATTTTAAATGTTACTAGTACAGGTAACTTAGCAGGAGCTGCAAATTCTGCTTTTAATGGTACATTTACTGTAACAGGTATTAGCAGCTCTAAACATTTTAGATATGCCTTAGGAGATAATCCAGGTACATTTACTAATAATACATCAATTCGCAATACTTCATTACCATATTTCCAAAGAAAAAAATATAAAGATACTTATTTGATTTATAGAACTCAAGAAATTAAAAAGTATATTAAAAATGATCAAGATGGTGTATATCATTTAACTCTTATTAATTCTTCTAACTCCCCAAGTGTAACGCCATTTACTGATCTTAAATTACTTCAACCAGTAACTAATTTATATCCTCAACTTAATAGGGACAACCCATCTTCTGATCCAGATCCTTCTGTTTCGTATGCTTTACCTGATCCAATAGGTCAAGTAGTTATTGATGATCCTCAAAACAGTATTACAAAAGAAACAATACAAAAGGTAATAAAGGATTTTAATATTGGCGTTGGTATTACAAATATTATTTCTGATTCTGTGGGTACATCTCATACTATCTTTACTTCAGTTGATCATGGATTGAATAGAGCAACCAATTTAAGTATTATTTCTGGTGGTTCTGGTTATGGTACTGGTATAGGCACGGAATATTTTTATAATGCAACATTGATAGGAGAGTCTGGTACTGGTAAAAATGCTACTGCTAGAATTAAAGTTGATAGTGGTACTATTACTGATATTAAGATAATAGATGGTGGTAGTGCATTTGGAGTTGGAAATACACTTGCGGTATCCGGAGTTCCTACTATTTCTGGTCACACTGCTGGTATTGTAAGTGTAACTTCAATTTATAACAGTGTTGATGAAATTATTAAAATCAGTGGAATAACCTCTGTTGGTTATAAGTCTTATAATTCTCTTTATAGAGTTTCTGGTGTTGTACAAGGAAATTCTAAACAAGTAGAAGTTACTCCTATTTCTCCAATATCTCCTACTGCTGAATCTGGATTAAATCAATTAATCCTCGGAAATTCATCTGCTTCTATTACTGGTAAAGCCATAGGAGTTTCTTCATTAACATATAATGCTTCTACTGGAATTGGAATTGTAACAACCTCAAATAATCATGGATTATTGGTTAATAATGTAATATCTTTAGGTGGAGCTGACAATTCTCTTTATAATGGATCTTTTACAGTTAAGCAGATTAATAGTTTAACTTCATTTGCAATTAATATTGGCGTCGGAACCACATCTCCAGTTGGATCTGGATCAATTTATCTTTATCGTCGTGGTATCGCATCAAATGCTGGTACAGTTACTCCAAACGATGAAAATCTTGGTGGCCGTTTAGTTACTAAGTATGATAGAGTAACAACGACCCTTTCTGCCTCTATTACAGGACCTACTGTAGGTACAATTACAATTCCAGTAACTGGATTGGATTTAAACATTGGTGATTATCTTGAAATTAATGATGAAATCGTAAGAATTAAATCGACTGTTACTAGTGATACTGTTTCAGTATACAGAGGTGTTCTTGGAACTTTAAGTGGATCTCACACTGCGGGATCTGTGGTCAGAAGAATTAAACCAACTCCAATTGAATTCAGAAGACACTCTATCATTCGTGCTTCTGGACATACTTTTGAATATGTTGGTTATGGTCCTGGTAACTATTCAACTGCATTCCCAGATCGTCAGGATCGTCAGATTTCGCCACAGGAAGAATTGATTTCACAATCATTTAAGTCTGAAGGTGGCATCAACTTCTTCACTGGAATGAATGACAAGGGTATTTCATACTCTGGTAATAAGAAGTTAAGTACAATCACTGGACAGGAAGAAATCTTTGATACTCCAATTCAAACAATAACTGGGGAAGATATTTCTAATCAACCATCTCTTAATGTAATCACTCCAGTTGAGGGTAACTTTAGTAATGCAATTCGTGTTGAAGGTGGTGCTGATAATAAAATTATTTCTAAATTTGATGGACCAGTTGTTTTCACAAACAAACTAACCTCTACCTCACCTAAAGGTTTAGAGGCAAGTTCGGTCTTTATTCAAGGTGATGCAACTATTTCTAGAAAATATACTGTAGGAATTGCAACTCCATCTAATGCAGGAAACCCTGGAGATGTTGTTTTCCAAGCAACTCCTGAAAGTGGTGGAACTCTGGGATGGGTTTATACCTCCGATAATAACTGGAGAAGATTTGGCCCTGTCAGCACTTCTACTACAAGTATAAATCTTACGGTTAATCAAATCAATTCAAATTCTTTCATTGGTTCATTTAGTGGTGATGGTTCTGGTCTCTATAATGTTTCCGATATTTGGAGAACGGATGCAGTCGGAGTTCATACATCAACTCCAATTGGTATTGGAACAACAAGTGCAAAATCTGGATTTGGACTTTATGTTGAAGGAAGCACTTCAATCAATGGAACTTTAAGAGTTTTTGAAATCATTGAAACTGCGACAATTACCTCTGGTATTTTGACTACAACAACAGTTCAGAATATTGATTTGGGTGATAATAATGTTTACTATTTTACTTCAGAAGCTCAAGGTAATTGGACTATTAATTTCCGTGGCAATTCGACTCAAACTTTGAATAGTTTCCTTTCGGTAGGTGAATCAACTACTGTTGCTATTATAACAACTCAGGGTGCTACTCCATATTATAATGCTACAGTTCAAATTGATGGTATTAACCAAGCACCAAAATATTATGGTGGAAATATAATTACTTCAGGTAATGCAAATGGAATTGATGTTTATACTTATGTAATTATTAAGACCGCGAACAATACTTATACAGTTTTATATTCTCAATCACAATATAGCTGAGGAGAGCAGTAAATGAGTCCACTTCTAGGTGCAATTGGAGATTCTTCAGAATACTCTTATAGAGGAAATCTTGATGATTTGCCTAATGATTTTTCTTTCACTAATGTGAGTAATGCCGAACCGGGTATAGCATATACTACTGGACCAGTGACTATCAGTGGAATTAACAATAAAATATTAGTGTCTGTTAGTGCTGGATCATCGATTGCGGTTAGTAGTGGAATATTTACAAGTGGACCTGTTTATGTTAGAAATAATCAAACGATTTCTATTAGGATTCCAACTACCAAAGGAACTGATGCAGATTTTTCTAAATCATATTTTTCTAGAGTTAAAGTTGGTAAACTAAACAAAGATTGGGTAGTTACTACAAGAAATAAAGATTTAACTCCGGATCCATTTACATTTACTAGTTTTTCTAATCAGGAATTGGGTGTTGTAAGAACTAGTAATACGATTACAATTACTGGAATAGAAACTTCTGTTCCTACAAATGCATCGATTACTTCTGGTATTGGATCTTTCAGTAAAAATGGAGGTCCGACAGGTGTTGCTGCAACAGTTGGAAATGGTGACACTATTGCAATAACTCTTTCAGGACCTACAAATTATTCGGAAGTTAATAACACCACATTTACTGTAGGAACTTATACCGCATCATTTTCTGTTTCAACTAGAGCATCTGATACAACTGTCGATCAATTTTCTTTTCCAAATTATGTAAATGTTGGTCTCTCATCTTCTTTTGATAGTGTTCCAATAGTATTATCTGGTGCAGATACTAATACTTTTACAGCTCCTGTGCCATTGACTGCGACAGTTTCTGGTGGATTTTTGAAAGTTGTAAGAGCATCGTCTATCGTTAGAGATTTTAATGCAAATCCAACAACTGTTTATAATGGTGATGTTTTAACTTTGCGATTAAATTCTTCTCCTAGTTATAGTACAAATACATCTGCAATTCTAACAATTACTGGCGCAAATACTCCTGTGGGTGTTACTAGTACTTTTAGACTTACTACAAGACCGATTATAAGTGACACTATTCCAAATCAGTTTCAGTTTGTGGATAAATCTGGACAAGGAAGAAATATATCTACTATTAGTGATCCTATTACTATTTCTGGAATTACAACTCATGCTAATGATTTTGCAAGTGCATTCTTAACAAATAATAATGATGGTGGACAATTTAGAATCACTAGAGGAGGTGTTGTTGTAAGGGATTTTAGTGCAGATCCTGCTCAAATTCGCAATGGTGATGTAATTAATTTAAAAATTACTACTTCTCCAGCTTCAAATGGTTCAGTTTTAACTAGATTTAATGTTTCCGGTACTGATAATACTGATATTAATAATATCGTATCTCAAACAATTAATGATACCTGGATCGTTCAAAGTGCTGTTAGAAATTGTACATTAGTTGCTCCAACATTTACTAATGTTTCAGATGCAGATCCCGCTTCATTAAAATCTGTAACTTTTACTCCAGTAAGCTATGATAGTGATTGTGGAGTTGTTGTTAATACTTCAAATACAAGTTCATATTTAAATGTAAATGGTACTATTGGAAATAATTTAACAGTTCTTCCTGGAGTTGCATGTACTGTTTTCATGACAGCTCCAGATTTCTCGACAACAAGAACAACAACTGTAACTCTAACTGCTAATAATAATATACCATCTCCAATTACAACATCTTCTAATTGGTCAATATCTTCTAGATCTACTAATGATCCTACTGCTACTATTACCGCAAATCCTTCTACAATTTCTTGTAATGAAAGTAGCACACTAACTTGGTTCACTACTAAAGCCGCAAGCATAACAACGAATGGATTCACCGGAGTAACTACATCAGGATCACTTTCTGTTGGACCTTTAAAACAAACTACAACTTTTTCAATTACTGCTAGAAGCACTGATAATACTACAGCAACTTCTTCTATAACAGTTTTGGTTAATAGTACTGCTGATGTTCAGTTAAATGCTAGTTCGACAAGCATTGCGTATAACGGAAGTGTAACCTTAAGTTGGTCATCATCCAACGCAAGTAGTGTGGTTTCTAACTTTGGAGTAAGTGCTACATCGGGATCAATTACTTTGAATAATTTAAAATCTACAACAACTTATACAATAAGAGCAGTTTCAAATAGTGGATGCGCAGATTCTGCAACTAAGAGTGTTACAGTGAATGTTGCATCTTGCACAAAAACAACAAATGTAGAAAATGTTGCAGCTGGTGTAGCAATAAATTATACTTTATCTGATGCTGGACAGGGTTATGCTTATTATTATACTGGTGCCTCTGGTTATGGGTTGGCCAGTGAATCGAGAAGATCTTTGAATACTACTGGAGCTCAGACTTATGATGGAAATAGTGTTCCATCAAAAACTGAGACCTATTTTACTGTTCCTAATAATGTTTATTCAATTAATTGTGAGTGTAATGGTGGTGGTGGTGGTGGTGGTGGTGGTGGAGATCCCCGCTTAGGTGGTGGTGGTGGAGGAGGAGGTAGAGCATTTGGTACTATTTTCACTTCTCCCGGAAGAATATATAAAATTATCTATGGTCCTGGTGGTGCTGGTGCTCCTGGTGGTGATGCTGGAAGGACTCCAAATCTTTCAGGGGGAACGGGAAGTTTTGGGATGACTGGTCAGGGTTCAGCGATTCAAACTCAAAATTCTGATGGTACTTGGAGTGATCTTCTAAGAGGAAGAGGTGGTTATGGTGGAGGAAGAAGTTTGGGAGGTACTGGTGGTGGTGGAACTCCCAGTTCATGGCAAACATATAATGGAACAAATGTTAATAATACTGGTAATGGTGGAGTTAATAATGGAAGTGATGGATCGGTAACTAATGCAGGAGCACTTTATCGTTCTGGTGGAAATGGTGGAGGAAAAAATACTAACGGATCTAATGGAATAGGAGGTTGGATCTCTATTTCATGGACACAATCTATTAAAGGAGCTAGTTGGAGCGATCTAATAAGCAGAATTGCTCAACAGTATAAAAATTCTTTCAATAGACCTCCCACTTCTCAAGAAATGAATTATTGGATTGAAGTATATGTAAATTACAGTTATAATACTGTAACTGAAATTCAATCTGCAATTGCAGGTTCTGGTGCTTTTTACTCTAGTACTGGTGCAATTGATGAGTGTGGAACTAGAGTTTAATATACCTAAATAAAAAAAAGGTAGGCGCTCTCCTCCAATGGGTATTCAAAAGAACTTTATTATCCGTAATGGATTAGAAGTAGACGGTAATATATTCGTTGTTGATGCAATAACCAATAATGTTGGTTTGGGAACATCAAATCCAAAGAATACTTTGGAAGTCATAGGTGGAATTGCAGCCACACACATCAGTGTTCTTGGCGTAAGCACTATAGTCAGTGAACTTAATATCGGACTTGGTGGTACAGTAATTACTTCATTAAATTCTGGACTTACTGGTTTTAATACCACATCTCCAGCGTATATTGTTGATATTCGCTCACCAGTATCAACAGGACAAACTGCATTATATGTTCAAGGTGATGTAGAAATTACTGGTGATTTATATGCAGATGATATAAATCTAGATCAAGCAACTTTTAATAACATAGAAGTTGTTGGCGTAGCAACAGTTGGAATTTTAACTGCGAATGATCTTTATGCTGGATTTACTACTACATCATCGCTAGCAGTTGTTGATCCAACATTAGCAGTATTAACTGTTGGACACAATGTAGATGGATCTGGTCAAGATCATCTTGGAATTTATTATGATAATTCTTTAGGAACTCCTGGTACCGGTGGAACTGCAAATATCTTTACATCAAATGGAGATCTAAGATTTGATGTTGTTGATGGAACTTCTAACTTTATTTTTGGATCTCAATTTGTTAATGATCATGTAACTATAAATGGTTCTGATGGATCAGTGACAGTTTCTGGAGCACTATTTGCTAACTCAGTTTCAGTTACTGGTTTAGTTACTACAACTGATGCTTATATTGGATTTGGAACAGTCGTTATATTTCAATCTGATGATGGTATTATAACAACTCTAAGTGGATCAAACTTAGAGTATAGTGGTATTGGTACTATTAATACTGTATCAAGTGATCTTGCACAAGTAAACACTGGTATCGTAACTAATCTAATTACCTCTGGTATTGGTACTATTAATACTGTAGCAAGTGATCTTGCACAAGTAAACACTGGTATTATAACAACTCTAAGTGGATCAAACTTAGAGTATAGTGGTATTGGTTCCTTTGGTAGCGTAAATGCTGATATTGGTAGAATTAATACTGGTATTATAACAACTCTAAGTGGATCAAACTTAGAGTATAGTGGTATTGGTTCCTTTGGTAGCGTAAATGCTGATATTGGTAGAATTAATACTGGTATTATAACAACTCTAAGTGGTACTACATTAAATTATTCTGGTATTGGTACTATTGTTAATTTTAATGCAACTAATGTAATTGTATCTGGTGTTACTACAACGGGTTCTTTAGCAGTTAATACTGAATTTGATGTCTATGCAGCAGACTCAACTTTTCATGGCAATTTAACAATTGATGGAAACTTATCAATTGGTGGCACATCAACAATTATTAATGCGGCACAAGTAAGAGTAGAAGATAAAGATATTGTTCTTGGATTTACTACGACAATAACACCAAGTGATGATACTGCAAATCACGGTGGTATTGCGATTGCATCAACAGAAGGTTATCCACTAATCTCAATGTCAGCATCTGGTATTAATACCTTACCGGATACTTATAAACAAATTATGTGGTTAAAGCGCAATACAATGGGTGCTGGAACCACTGATGCATTCTTATTTAATTATGCTGTTGGTGTTGGAAGTACACAAGTTCCAAATGGAGTAACATTTGCTGCCGGTAGTATACAGTTTACTGATAATGTAATCAACACTACAAATCTAAATGTAACTGGTGTTGGTACTATTAATACTGCGGTAATTAATACTGGATATGTAAACACTGGTATTATTACGACAATCAATGGTTCAAACCTTGATTATATTGGTATTGGATCCTTTGGTAGTGTTAGAACCGGTCAATTAAATGTTTCTGGCGTTTCTACCTTCACCAATACAATTGAGTTTGATTCTGGACTTAAAGATTTTTATAATCAAGTAGGTGCTGCAGGATCAGTTTTAGTTTCTACAGGCGCTGGTGTAAGTTGGACTACTCCGTTCGCGGCAGGTATTCAAGGTATTCAAGGTATTCAAGGTGTTCAAGGAACTCAAGGAATCCAAGGTGTTCAAGGAACTCAAGGAATCCAAGGTGTTCAAGGAACTCAAGGAACTCAAGGAACTCAAGGAACTCAAGGAACTCAAGGAACCCAAGGAATTTTAGGTCTTCAAGGAACTCAAGGAACCACAGGAACAGGTACTCAAGGTATTCAAGGTATTGAAGGAACAGGTACTCAAGGTATTCAAGGTATTGAAGGAACAGGTACTCAAGGTATTCAAGGTATTGAAGGAACAGGTACTCAAGGTACTACAGGTTCTCAAGGTATTCAAGGACCATCTGGCGATGGCGGCGGCGGCGGTGGATCTCAAGGTACTCAAGGTACTCAAGGTACAACTGGAACAGGTACTCAAGGTACTCAAGGTACAACTGGAACAGGTACTCAAGGTACTCAAGGTACAACTGGAACAGGTACTCAAGGTACTCAAGGTACAACTGGAACAGGTACTCAAGGTACTCAAGGTACTCAAGGAACCACAGGAACACAGGGAACTACAGGGAGTGCTGGTTCAATTACTGATGATACCTCATCTAATTCTACTTTATATCCACTTTTCCAAAATGCAACTTCTGGAACTTTGTCTGGTGTTAATGTATCTTCATCAAAACTACAGTTCAACCCAGCAACAGGAAACCTTTCAGCAACTCAATTTACATCATTATCTGATAAAACTCAAAAGACCAATATAAGATCCATAGATAATTCAGTTGAACTTGTGAAACAACTTGAAGGTGTGCGTTACGATTGGATAAATAATAATAAACCTTCAATTGGTGTGATCGCACAAGATATCGAAAAAGTACTTCCAGAAGTAGTTGAAACAAATAGTAATGGTTTGAAATCAGTCTCTTATGGAAATATTGTTGGTGTATTAATTGAAGCAATTAAAGAACAACAAATTCGTATTGAAGAATTGGAGAGAAAGTTAAATGCCTAATCAGTTTTTATCTCCAGAAGGAGATTTAGAAAATTATTTTATAACTGAAAGTTGGTTAATTGACCAGTGGGTTGGTGATACCTTATGGACTTGGGGTCATAACGCTACTGGACGACTAGGAGACAATACAACAACCAATAGATCCACTCCAGTCACAACACTTGCCGGTGGCGCAAACTGGAAACAAGTTTCTGCTCTTCAGTATCATACAGCAGCAATTAAGACTGATGGAACTCTATGGACTTGGGGTGCTAATTCTTTTGGTGCTTTAGGTGATAATGATACAACCCAAAAGAATACTCCGGTCACAACATTTGCAGGAGGAACCAACTGGAAACAAGTTTCTGGTAGTGTATACTGTACAACAGCAATCAAAACAGATGGAACTCTATGGACTTGGGGTCGTAATGCTTATGGACAACTAGGAGACAATACAACAACTCAAAGAATCACTCCAGTTACTACATTCGCAGGAGGAACCAACTGGAAACAAGTTGCTGGTGGAAGAGAACATACAGCAGCAATCAAAACAGATGGAACCTTATGGACTTGGGGTGTTAATAATTCTGGACAACTAGGAAACAATACAACAACTCAAAGAAATACTCCGGTTACTACATTCGCAGGAGGAACCAACTGGAAACAAGTTGCTGGCGGAAGTAATCATACAGCAGCAATCAAAACCGATGGAACCCTATGGACTTGGGGTTCTGGTTTTTTTGGTTCTTTAGGAAATAATGATACAACCGATAGACTAACTCCAGTCACAACATTTGCAGGAGGAACCAACTGGAAACAAGTTTCCGGTGGATATAATCATACTGCAGCAATCAAAACCGATGGAACCTTATGGACTTGGGGTAATAATAATTCTGGACAAATAGGAGACAATACAACAACTCGAAGAAGTATTCCAGTCACAACATTTGCAGGAGGAACCAATTGGAAACAAGTTTCTGGTGGATACAAGCATACAGCAGCAATCAAAACTGATGGAACCTTATGGACTTGGGGTCGTAATTATTCAGCACAACTAGGAACCAATAATACAACCGATAGATCCACTCCAGTCACTACATTTGCAGGAGGAACCAACTGGAAACAAGTTTCTACTTCTTTGGGATCTTATAGCGGTGGATCTGAACCTTGTCATACAGCAGCAGTCACATCAGGCACCGATCCTACCTTCTTCATCTCATAAATAAAAGAAAAACTATAAGGATATGTACGCACTCGTTAATGGTCAAGAATTACTATTAGGACCCATTGGTTTTAATGTTAGAATGATTAACTCCGAACTGGAAGAACTTGAACTTCCTGAAAGATTTAGAGTTAGTTCTTCTGACTATCAGAATGTTCCTTTATCAATTACTGATGAAGTAAAAATTCTTCCTACAAGAAATCAGCAACCAGAATTTGATCCGAGATATGAGTATCTTTATGGTCCTGTTCACGAAATCAAAGAGGATGAAGTAGTCTTTAATTATTGGAAAGCAGATAGAACTCTAGAAGATATTAAAGAAGTATATAAATTACAAGTAAAACCAGAAAGGCAACGCAGAGAAAATACTACAATTAAAGTTACTGTAAATGATACTGAAGTTACTGTTTCTACTGATAGAGAAAATAGACTTGCTCTGACTTCAAAAGTAGTTTCTGGTGACGGTCCTTTTAATTTTAAGTTTGCGAATGGTGTATGGGTAGAAGTGACAAAAGCAGATCTTCAAACTATTATTGCCGCAATTGATGCAAAAGTTCAAGAAGCATATGATTGGGAACTTGCAAAACTTCAAGAAATTGATGCTTGTGAAACAAAAGAAGCAGTTTATGAAGTTGAAATTACTCCTCCAGTTTCAAATCCAGTAACTCAAAATGCCTAATATTAATTTTACAAGTTCATCTGATGGCGATTTAGGTAATCGTTTTATATCTAAAGACTATTTGATGTCTGTGTATCCGCAGATTGCTGGTCAGTTAATCACTCCGGAATTATGGACTTGGGGTCGTAATATATTTGCTATTGGAGACAATACAGGAACCGATAGATCCACTCCAGTCACAACACTTGCTGGTGGCGCAAACTGGAAACAAGTTGCTGCTGGATACCTTGTTACAATAGCAATCAAGACTGATGGAACCTTATGGACTTGGGGTCGTAATAATCTTGGACAATTAGGAACCAATAATACAACCGATAGATCCACTCCAGTCACGACATTCGCTGGAGGAACCAACTGGAAACAAGTTTCTGGTGGAAGGGGGACTAGTGTAGCAATCAAAACTGACGGAACCTTATGGACTTGGGGCGATAATTCTTATGGAAAACTAGGAGACAATACAGCAACCAATAGATCCACTCCAGTCACTACATTCGCTGGAGGAACCAACTGGAAACAAGTTGCTTGTGGAGGTTATCATACAGCAGCAATCAAAACCGATGGAACCTTATGGACTTGGGGTCGTAGTTTTTTTGGTGCTATAGGAGACAATACGACAACCAATAGATCCACTCCAGTCACGACATTCGCAGGAGGAACCAATTGGAAACAAGTTGCTGGGGGGCAATTCCATACAGCAGCAATTAAAACCGATGGAACCTTATGGACTTGGGGATCTAATGGTGGGAGGGCAATAGGAGATAATACATTTACAGACAGACTAACACCCGTCACAACATTCGCAGGAGGAACTAATTGGAAACAAGTTGCTTGTGGTACTCATACAGCAGCAATTAAAACCGATGGAACCTTATGGACTTGGGGATCGGCTGGATTTGGTGGACTAGGAGTCAATGACAATACTCAAAGACTAACTCCAATCACTACCTTCGCAGGAGGAACCAACTGGAAACAAGTTTCTTGTACTATTAATAATATTGCAGCAATCAAGACTGATGGAACCTTGTGGACTTGGGGGTGGAATTTTTATGGACAACTAGGAGACAATACAACAACCAATAGATGCACTCCAGTCACAACATTCGCGGGAGGAACCAATTGGAAACAAGTTTCTGGTGGAGAAACTCATACAGCAGCAATAAGAACCTCTGACGATTTACAGGGCATCTAATATCTGATATAATACTTCTATATCATACTCAAAAATATGAATCCACTTGAACTAGTTGCAAAGACCTTATATTCATTTAAAGAACAACAACTAACTTTTGAACTTCTTGATGCCTTTGGAAAACAAGCACAAGCATTTTCACAGTATGATGAGATTGCAAAGATATTTTTTGAACTTAAAAACTTCTCCAAAGCAATTGAGTATGGAGAAAAGTCTCTTAAGTTAGCACAGACAAAGGAGGAGAAATATACTACCTCTATGAATCTGATTAATGCTTATAATCAATCAAATCATCCAGAGAAGTCTATTACTCAAATTGAAAAGTGTAAGAAGGTAAATCCAACAGACACTGAACTTCTTCTGGAAGAAACTTTTGCATATTCTGCACTGAATCAGAAAGAGAAATCAGAAAAACTTCTATTCAATCTCCTTCAAAAGAAACTACCAGAAGAGATTGAACGAAAAGCATATCATAATCTATCCGGACATTACTTCCGTAAGGATGATATTCATACTGGTCTTCAACACTTTCTCAAAGCAGGAGAGGTTGAGGCATACAAAAATCAAAAGCATCCTGATTTTGAAAAGTGGGATGGAACTGTAACTCAAGGAAGAACCATCATCGTTGATAATCAATGTGGTGCTGGGGATGAGGTTATTCATATTCGGTTTATGAAGCATCTCAAAGAACTTGGAATGAAACCAATTTGGAGTTCTACTCGTAGAGAACTTGTAGAACTCTTCAAACATAATGGTTATGATGCTGTTTGTATTTGGGACAAACCAGAGTTTCCAAAAGATGCCTGTTGGGTTTATGGTCTTGCACTTCCTTATTATCTTAATTTGGAACTCAAAGATATGGGAAGAGAACCTTATCTTTCAACAATTCCAGAGTTTGATAAAAAGTGGGAGTGGATGAAAGAAGATACTGGGTATAAAGTTGGTATGTTCTGGGCATCTAGTTCTGGATTTGAACAGAATTCTTTCAGGTCAGTAGAACTCAAAGATTATATGAGTGTTCTGAGAAACAAAGGATACTCATTGTATTCACTTCAAACTTATACTGATAATAAGGATGCAAATGATTATCCAGAAATCAAACAGTCACTGTCAGTTCCTAACAGAGAATATGCTGACACATTCTCAATCATTATGAACCTTGATTTGGTTGTGACTTCTTGTAGTTTTGTTGCTCATGTCGCAGCATCTATGGGTAAAGAAGTTTGTGTTTTTGTTCCGATTATGGAATATTATGTTTGGACTTCTTCTACTGGAAAGTGTATGTGGTATGGGGATAATGTTCATTTGTTTCGTCAAAAGAAACCAAGAACTTGGGATGCACCTATCAAAGAGTTTGGAGAGTTTATGAATGATAAAGCAGTATGACTTATCTTTTTTAAATCTAGAAAAGATACTCAAAATACTTTACTCAACACAAGCAAGAGAACATGGACTTGTAACTGGTGGAGTTTCAAGTTATAATTATGGAATGCCTATTCTAGAACATCCACAACTCTTTGACTTAAAAAAGATTATTCAGAAACACTTGAATGAGTATTATCAAAAACCACTTCAAATTATTAACAGTTGGTTTAATACAATGAATGTGGGTGATGAACTAAAAATACACAAACACGAAGACAGTATCGTAAGTGGTGCTTTCTATGTAAATGTGGGGGAAAATTCAGTTCCTCTTATTTTTTCTACAGAACAAATCAAACCAAAAAATGGTTTGTTAGTTTTATTTCCAAGTGAAATGGAACATTACACTGAACCAGAAAAAGAACAAAGAACCGTAATCAGTTTTAATACAGACTACTTATGAGATTTCATACCTTTTATACAAAAAATCTTCCAGAGCAACTAATGGAAGATCATAAGAAAGTCTGTAATCATATTGGCATTGATGTGACTTATCATATTCAAGATGCAATAGATGATTATGATACTCTTTATACTGCTCACGGAAAGTTTATGACTTCTGTGATGGAGCAAGAAGAAGTTTCTTGCTTCTTAGATATTGATTGTCTCCCACATAGTAAAGAACTTCTAGAAAAAGCATACAACTGGGCAATAGAAAATAAATCTTTTGTTGGTAATGCTCAAAATATTTCTCATACGCATATGAGAAATCATATCTATGCTGCTGCTTCTTGTTTGATTGTTACCAAAGATGCTTGGAATACTTTGGGTAATCCAGACTTTGCTTGGTTTATTCAGAATGGAGTTCAAATAGATACTGCACAACTTCTTACATTGAGAGCAGATCAGATTGGAATGCCTTATCAATTAATGTATCCAGTTGGTTATGATGGTCCGGAAGAATACAAACTTTCTGGGTATGGAATGTATGGAACAGGAACTTTATATCCTGCAACTTATCACTGGTTTAGAATTAGTAAATTTAAAGATCAAATACCAGACCTTTGGACAACACGAGTAAATAATATATTAGAAGGTCAAAAGATTATTTCACATCATTCATCGTGCTTTTATGAACTATAAGTTTTTGTTTTTAGTTGGATCTGCGATTAATCATTTTAAGGAAGATGATTTAAGTGCATTTAAATCGGAAGAAAGATTTCAGCAGACATTAGATACTATTCAATCAATCAAAGATAAAGTTCCCGATGCTTATATTCTAATCTATGAAGGTTCTGAAACTCTTATTAAAGAAGAGTATAAGGAGAAGTTTATAGAGAAAAGTGATTTGTTTATTGAATGTGGTGATGACCCATATATGAAATCTCTATATGAAAATCTTCATAGAGACCCAGATAAATTTACATTTGTAAAATCTATGTTGGAATGTAGATGTTTGCAATTAGTTCTAAATCATATGATGGAGCATAATATTTTTAATGATGCAACAAGAGTATTCAAACTAAGTGGTAGATATAAACTGAATGAATACTTTGATATTAATGATTACAAAACTAGGTTCTTGATGAATAAGTATGTAATGAAATATTATGACTATGAAGAAAGATTTGAAGATATTGAAAACATATATGCAACTCTTTATGGATGTAAGGGAAGTATTGTGACTGGTTTGTGGTCATTTGATAGATTTTTGTTCAATGATATTTTCAATGTTCTTCAAAGAAGTTTTGAATATATGGAGAGGGCAATTCAATTGACTGCTGGAATTGATATTGAACATTCTTTTTATCATTTTATAGACAGAGATAAGATTTTAAATGTTCCAGTTCTTGGATTTGATTTGATTAAAGGTATGGATGGAGATAGATATTCATTATGAAAATTGCAATCTTTTATCATACTTTTCAGTCAGGTATGGGTGCTTTTGTGTATCAATCTCAAATTCATAGACTTTATTGTTCTGGATTAATTGATGCTGCTGATTACATTCATATTGGTGTGAATGGTGATCAAGAGATGTTTAATGTTCCTGAAAAAGCAAAAGTAGTTTATAATACTAATTGGAAAGAAGAAACAGAAACTCTGATTGCACTTAAGAATTTTGCTTATGAAAATCCAGACTATAAGATTTTGTATTTTCATATGAAAGGAGCAAGCAAAGAAACTCTTGTTGCAAACTCTTGGAGATTGATGATGGAATACTTTGTGATTGACCGATGGAAAGAGTGTGTAGAATATTTGAATAACTATGACTGCGTAGGACAGACCTATAAACCTCTAGGACCGACTTTATGGGGTGATGGGACTATGACGAGTAACGAAGGTCTTGGATGCTACTGTGGGAACTTCTGGTGGGCAAATGCTTCATATATACAAACACTAGACCATAGTTATTTGAATACTGATTATCGTTTTGATAGAGAGTTTTGGATTGGAACGAATAAGAATGTAAAAGCAAAGTCATTTATGGAGTATACTGATAGTGATTACATTGCCGACAATCATCCCATTCCATTAAAGAAAGGTATGAGTGACTATGAACCTTATACACATTACTTTAGTGAGGTGGAATACTTATGAGAGAGTGTGGAGAATGCACTGCCTGTTGCACTTGGTTACAGGGTTCTGCTTATGGATATGAGTTTGGTGGTGGAAAGTCTTGTAAGTTTTTGTGTGATACTGGGTGTAGTGTTCATAAGGCAAGACCAAAATTATGTGAGGGATATTTCTGTGCTTGGGCACAAGAACTTTTAGCAGAAGAAATGAGACCTGATAAGTGTGGTGTTCTTGTTTCAGTAGAAAATAATGAGAAAGGTCAGTATCTTAAACTGGTTTCAATTAAAAAAGAAATAAATAAAGATATACTAGAATATTTTAGAAATTGGAGTAGTATCATGAATACTTCTGTTTTTTACTCAAAAGATAATAACTGGGAAGTTCTCTAATGCCTACCAATTTTTCCACTAGTATTTTTGGAACAACTGCTGCTGTTGATGATCTTTTTGTAACTGCTGATGCTTTTAGGCAGGGAAACTTATGGACTTGGGGTCGTAATTCTTATGGACAACTAGGAACCAATACAACAACCCAAAGAAACACTCCAGTCACAACACTTGCTGGTGGCGCAAACTGGAAACAAGTTACTGGTTGCCATTTACAAGCTATGGCAGCAATCAAAACTGATGGAACCTTATGGACTTGGGGTCGTAATTATGCTGGAAGACTAGGAGACAATACAACAACCGATAGATCCACTCCAGTCACAACATTTGCAGGAGGAACCAACTGGAAACAAGTTGCTGGTGGATATAATTTTACTGCAATCAAAACTGATGGAACCTTATGGACTTGGGGGAGTAATGCTAATGGAACGATAGGAGACAATACAACAACCAATAGACTAACTCCAGTTACTACATTTGCAGGAGGAACCAACTGGAAACAATCTACTAACGGTGACTGGAACACTGCTGCAATAAAAACTGATGGAACCTTATGGATTTGGGGGATTCCTAACGGTGCAGGAATTAATCAAGCATTCACTAATAGACTAACTCCAGTTACTACATTTGCAGGAGGAACCAACTGGAAACAAGTTGTTTGTGGATATAGATATACAGCAGCAATCAAAACTGATGGTACTTTGTGGACTTGGGGTTTTAATTCTTATGGACAAGTAGGAGACAATACAACAACCCAAAGACTAACTCCAGTCACTACATTTGCAGGAGGAACCAACTGGAAACAGATTGGTTTATCCGCAAGGGCGTGGTCTGTATCAGCAATCAAAACCGATGGAACCTTATGGACTTGGGGTTATAACGCTACTGGACAACTAGGAGACAATACAGCAACCACTAGATCCACTCCAGTTACTACATTTGCAGGAGGAACCAACTGGAAACAAGTTTTTTTTATTGGTGCAACGAGCGCAGCAGCAGTCAAAACAGATGGAACCTTATGGACTTGGGGGCAAAATTCTACCGGACAACTAGGAAACAATACAACAACCACTAGATCCACTCCAGTTACTACATTTGCAGGAGGAACCAACTGGAAACAAGTTGCTGGTGCAACTGGTCATACAGCAGCAACCACATACATAGACGATTATCAATAATATGCCAAACTTTTATAACTTTTTACAAGACGGTCTCTCATATAACTTTGACGATGTTTTCGTCCCTGCTGATGCTTTTAGGCAGGGGAACTTATGGACTTGGGGTAATAATTCTTCTGGACGACTAGGAGACAATACAGCACCCAATAGATCCACTCCAGTCACAACACTTGCTGGCGGAGCAAACTGGAAACAAGTTTTTGCTGGAGTAAATAATACAGTAGCAATCAAAACAGATGGAACCCTATGGACTTGGGGTTATAATATTACTGGACAACTAGGAGACAATACAACAACTGATAGATCCACTCCAGTCACCACATTCGCAGGAGGAACTAACTGGAAACAAGTAAGTGCAGGAAATCTACATACATTAGCAATCAAAACTGATGGAACCTTATGGACTTGGGGGAGTAATGCTTATGGACAACTAGGAGACAATACATCAACCAATAGATCCATTCCAGTCACTACATTCGCAGGAGGAACCAACTGGAAACAAGTTGCTTGTGGTCAAATTCATACAGCAGCAATTAAAACCGATGGAACCTTATGGACTTGGGGTCGTAATAGTAGTGGACAACTAGGAGACAATACAACAACCCAAAGACAAACTCCAGTCACCACATTCGCAGGAGGAACTAACTGGAAACAAGTAAGTGCAGGAAGTCTACATACATTAGCAATCAAAACTGATGGAACCTTATGGACTTGGGGTCGTAATAATAGTGGACAACTAGGAGACAATGCAGCAACTGATAGATCCACTCCAGTAACAACATTCGCTGGAGGAACTAATTGGAAACAAGTTGCTTTTAGTGCTAATGGATATCATACTGCAGCAATTAAAACCGATGGAACCTTATGGACTTGGGGTCGTAATTCTTATGGACAACTAGGAGACAACACATCAGGGACCAATAGACTAACTCCAGTCACTACATTCGCAGGAGGAACTAACTGGAAACAAGTTGCTAGTGCTGGCAATTATACAGCAGCAGTCAAAACTGATGGAACCTTATGGACTTGGGGTCGTAATAGTAGTGGACAACTAGGAGACAATACAACAACCAATAGATCCACTCCAGTAACAACATTCGCTGGAGGAACTAATTGGAAACAAGTTGCTAGTGGATATTCTCATGCAGCAGCAACAACCTACATAGATGATTATCGGTAAAACATTATTTCTTAATTATGAAAACATTATTTTTCCTTTCTGGTCTTCCAAGATCAGGTTCTACTTTACTTGGTTCAATTCTTTCACAACATCCAAAGTTACAAGCAACTCCAACATCACCACTTGCCGATTTGCTCTGTTGGATTGATGAGGGTTTTTCAAAAATAGACTTACAATATACTTATGATAAACCACAAGTAGTATATAACACTTACAATTCAATTCTTGAGAACTTTTATAATCACATAGAGAAACCTTGCGTTCTTGATAAACATCGTGGTTGGTGCAAGAATGTTTCTTCTATTGAAAAGTTTCTTCACCAAAAACCAAAAATTATTGCAACCAACAGAAGAATTAGTGAAGTTCTTTCTTCTTATATCTTACTCATTCAAAGAAACAATGAAGCAGATAATTTTGTAGATGCTCATTTAAAAAGAGAAGGAAAGGAAATCAATACTGACAATCGTATTGAATGTCTTTGGAAGAATTATGTTTGCGATCCTTATGAAAGTTTGGTTTATGGTTTGACTAATTACAGAGACAATATTCACCTAGTAGATTATAATGATCTTACACAAAATCCAGAACAGGAACTCAAGAAAATTTATGAGTTTCTGGAAATAGAAAATCACATTCACGATCTTTCTAATATCTTTAATACTTGTGCCGAAGAAAAAGATCACGAATGGGGTATTGATAATCTTCATCAAATTCGGTCTAAACTTCAAAGAACTTCACCACCACCAGAAGAAGTGATTGGTGAAGAAAATGTAAAACTTTATGATAAATTTAACATATGAGTAAGTATAGTTATGGTTTAGAAAGGATGAGTATTCATCATCCTGGAAATAAACAGGTTCATATAGGGAAGTTTTGTTCCATTGGAGAAAACTGTAATATTATTTTAATGGCAGATCATAGAACAGATTGGATAACAACTTATCCTTTTGGTAGTATGCATTGTGATATTTTTAATACTTTTGATGGTAAAGGAAATGTCAAATCAAATGGTGATGTGACAATTGGAAATGATGTTTGTATAGGATCCAATGTAACTATTATGAGTGGAGTAACTATTGGGGATGGAGCAGTTATTGCATATAATAGTCATGTAGTTAAAGATGTAGAACCATATTCTATTACTGGTGGAAATCCTGCAAAATTTATTAAACATAGATTTGAAAAGAATGCTATTGAAAAACTTTTAAAAATCAAGTGGTGGGATTGGGAAGAAGAAAAGATTAATCAACATCTTAAATTATTGTGTTCAAACAACATCTACGAATTTATTAGGAAGTGTGAAAATGAAAATTGAAGTATTTTTAAGACATTGCTATACATCCAAAGTAAATCTTTCAGGAGCAAATCGTCCAGAGTGGTGGGACAAGGAAAAGGTATTCCAAAACTTCAAGAATACACTCAACTCAGAAACCACCAACTACACAATCATCTTTGATGAGTGTTATGGAAAGCAGGAAGATACATTTCTCAAAGATGAAAGTTCTATTACAATCAACTGCGGTAAAGAAAGTGAAAGTTTCTGTAAGACACTGGACCACATTCTTTCACAAGACTTTGATGATGATACAATCATTTATTTCCTTGAAGATGATTATGTACATCGTCCAAACTGGGATAGAGCCCTCATAGATGGATTTACTCTACCTGTTCAATATGTAACTTTGTATGATCACGGAGATAAGTATCAGGAGATGTATAAAGACTTTATGTCAAAAGTTCTTGCAACAAAGTATTCTCACTGGATGCCAACTCCTTCTACGACTAATACTTTTGCAGTTAAGTTCAAGACACTCAAAGAAGATAAAGAAGTTCATAAACACTTCTCAACTGGTTTTGAACCTTCCGCAGATCACGGTAAATTTTTAGAACTACATAAGAGAGGAAGAAATTTAATTTCAAGTATTCCTGGTTATTCTACACACGCACATAAAGACTTTTTATCACCCTGTATTGATTGGAGCACATATCTATGAAAGTAACACTATACGCAATTGCAAAAAACGAAGAAAAAAATATTGAAAAGTTTCTTAAAAACTCAAAGAAGTTTGACGATGTAGTTGTAGTTGATACTGGAAGTACAGACAACACGGTTCAACTACTCAAAGATGCTGGTATTAAAGTCTATGAGCATCCACAAACAAGAGAAGAGTTTGATTTTTCAGTTGCAAGAAATCAGGCACTTTCTTATGTTGAAACTGATTGGGCATTTGCACTTGACTTTAATGAAGATGTAGATGAGTTTTATCCAGAAGGATTTGGTGTGATTGCTGATGAGTTCACTACCTTTAATCATTTAAGATTTGATGATAATGGTAAAGGAGATCCAGTTCAATCTAATGAGGTTCATACAAGGTTTCATAGAACAAAGAATTATATTTGGGTCAATGCTGTTCATGAAGTTCCTAACTTTGTTCCAACAGAAGAATACTTAAATCCAAATAGTGTAGATACAACAATTAAGATTACTAAAAAAATTCATAAGACCATAGACAAAGAACTCTTTTACTTTTCAATCTGTGAAAGAGAGCATAAGAAAGATCCATCCAACTGGTATTGGATTTGGTTTATTTTCAATCATTATTTTAATGTGAAGAACACAGAGAAAGCACTTGAATATGGTCAAGAGTTTTTGAATGTTTCTAAACCATACTTTGATAGTTTTAGAATTACTGCTTTCATTCGTTGTAGTCAAATCTTACTTTCTACTGGTGATTTCCAACGAGGAATGAACTATGCATTCCACGCAGTCAGTGAAGGAATGAATATGGGAGGTTCTCATTTGTCACAAGCATTTGGATATTTGTTTGAACTTTCTACAAGATTGAATAATCCAAATCTTACAATCTTTGCAACTGGATTTAATCCAGATTTACTACACTCTTCGGAAAGAATTGATGCTATTGATAAATTATTCTTGACTAATTTGGAAGATGTTCCTTCTTGTTGGAGAGGACATCGTAAATTTGCTGAATGGTTAGTAACTCAAATCAAACCAGAAGTAACTGTTGACCTCGGAGTTGATAGAGGATTTTCTACCTTCTGTTTTGGTATGCCTCGTATTGGTCATGTTTATGGGGTTGATACTTTTGAGGGAGATATATTTACTGGTCCAGCTCCACAGGGATCTTATGAATATGTTTTGAATAAACAAGAGAAACTCTTTATGAAAGACAATGTAACTTTCATTAAAGGTTTGTTTGATGATGTTGCAAAAACTTGGGATAAGCAAATTGATATTCTTCATATTGATGGAGATCATGCATATGAATCCGTCAAGCACGATTATGAAACTTGGAGTCCTTTCTTAAAAGAGAATGGAGTAATTCTTTTCCACGATACTTGTGTTGAAGAATTGAATGGTCATCAATATGGAGTGAAGAAGTTCTTTGAAGAACTTGATATACCAAAAGTAACATTTACTCATACTTTTGGTCTTGGAGTTGCTTCTAAAAATAAAGAACTTATTGAATTTATTAAGTCTAATTTTGATCTAGATAATCCTCTATGAAAATCACAATTCCAGTGTCAGTTGGTGAACTATTAGATAAGATTTCAATTCTTGAGATTAAATCGTTGTTCACCGACAATGAATATGTCCTCAAAGAACTTGATGAATTGAATCTGATTAAAAGTACAATCACTCAATTCACTCTTGAGTATATGAATGAATTGCGAGAAGTGAATCAAAAACTTTGGAAGATTGAAGATGAATTAAGAGAACTGGAAAAGAAACAAGATTTTGGTGAAAGATTTATTGAACTTGCTCGCAGTGTTTATATTACTAATGATAAGAGAGCAGAGATAAAGAGAAAGATTAATGATCTCTGCAATTCAGAGTACAAAGAGATAAAGTTTTATTCGGAATAAATAATTGATAATATTAAAGATAAAAGATGGCTGCAGTATCTGCGGTAAACTTAACAATACATAAGGGAACTTATTTTGAAGAGACTTTTTCTCTAACCGCTGAAGATGGGTTGGGATTGAATTTAACAGGTGCTACTACTACAGCGAAATTGAGAAAACACCCAACAGCAGGAGTTGCTTATACATTTTCAACTTTGACTACAGTATCAGATAGTACAGTTAAAATTTCTATGAGTAATGCTGTTACTGCAACTTTACCGAGCGGAAGATGTTATTATGACATCATTATTACATCTTCTGGTGGTATAAAATCAAAAGTTTTACAAGGAAATGTAATTGTAGAGGAAACTGTATCCGTATGACTATCAATGTAAGAGTAAAATCCCAAGCACAAAAAATTAAAGCAACTGTAGCATCAGGTGTAGTTATGGCAAGAACTTTAAATGAACTCCTAGATGTTGATGTATCTGGAGTTAAAGATAAATACCTTATCATGTATGATTCTGCTACCGGAAAATATAAAGCAGTAAATCCCGATGTTGTTCTTTCTGCTTCGTCAACTACAGAAACAACACAACCAGGATTACCCACAGATTTTAAAAATCAACTAGATGTTGATCTTAATAATAGAATAGATTTGGACGGGGGAGGTTTTTAAAAAAACTAAATAATATTACATCTAAATATCGGTAAAAAGATGGCAGCTCCTGTTTTACAGTTTAAAAGAGGTCTTCTTGCTAATCTGCCAGCTCTTAGGGCAGGTGAACCTGGATTTACAACAGATACTTATGACCTATATGTAGGTTTAACCTCAGACACAGCAACTAATAAATTCTTTGGTTCACATCGTTATTGGAAAAGAGAAACAACTTCAACTGGTAGTGGACTCAATCTAGTTGAAGGAACTTCAAATGGATCTGGATTTATTACATTAAAAGCACCCGATTCTCTAGCAGGCGTCGGTACATATGTTCTTCCAGATACTAACTCAATTGTTGACGGATATTTCCTAAAAGTTGCTTCAGACGGAACTCTTTCATGGGATACTGTTGGTGGTACAAATGGTAATTTCTCAAATCCGACATTAACTGGCATCACCACTGTAAATGGAACTTTATTTGATGTAAATACAAATTCTGATTTTTCCGGTATTACTACATTTAGTAATACAACTGACAATACTTTAGGTGATGTTAATACTGGCGCTGTTCAAATTGATGGTGGCGTAGGTGTTGAGAAAAATCTTAGCGTTGGTGCAGGACTTTCTGTGGCTGGCGCATCATATTTTAATGGTGCAGTAACATTTTATGGCGGTCAGATTAATCTCGGTGATAGTGATACTGACGATATTGTAGTTGCTGGCGAATTTAAATCGAGTTTAATTCCTAGTGATACTGGTAGTTATAATTTAGGTACTTCTGGAAAAAGATGGGCAGATATTTATACTAATGGTGTAGCAACACTTGGTTCTATTGTTTGTAATGATGGTGCATTATTTACTGGAAGTGTACAGATTAATACTAATTTGAATGTCAACGGTAATGTAACTGTTGGTGGAACCACAATTACATTACTAGGCGAAGATGTTTTTATCCAAAATAAGGATATCGTTCTTGGATATACCACATCAATAACACCAAATGACACAACTGCAAATCATGCAGGTGTTGCAATTGCATCTACTGAAGGAACTCCATTAGTTCCATTTGCCTCTTCTGGAATTAATACACTTCCAGATACTTACAAGCAAATGATGTGGTTCAAGAGTGGAACTCTTGGATTTAGTACTGATGCTTTTGCTTTCAATTATGGTGTTGCTATTGGCACCACCACGATGGCAAATGGTGTTCGTCTTGCTGTCGGAACTGGAGTTACTATTAGTGACACCTCAGTAACTGCATCAACTTTTTATGGTTCTTTAGTTGGTAATGTATCTTCGGCAGATCAAGTTAAAACTGTTACTGCATCTGATAGCGATGCAAATTATTATGTGACATTTGTAGATGCAAACAATGGTTCTGCCACAAATGAAACTGTATATACCGATAATGGTATATACTACAATCCAGCAACAAACACCTTTACTACACAACATGCTTCTTTTACTGGCAATTTAAATGTTGCTGGAATTACCACTCTTGCAGGAAATGTAAATCTTGGTGATAATAGTTCTGATACCATCACTGTATCTGGAGTTGCAACATTTAATCAGTCGGTTTATGTTGGTGGAACATTAACAGTTGGTTCTGTTACTATTGGTTCTACTTCTGGTGGGTCATCTGTTGGGGAAGATATTTCTACTAGAAATATTAATGCGTCTGGAATAGCAACAGTATCTGGATTAATTGATGGTAATGGTGGTGCGGATATTTCTGGTCATACTGAATTAGATACTGTAAATGTAAGTATTGCTCTAACTACAACCAATCTTACTGTAGGAAGCGGGGTTGGTATTACCCAATTCTCATCTGCAGTTGGTTCGGGAACTTCAACATCTTCAGTTCCTACCTCATCAGCCGTTATTGATTATGTTGATACACAAATTGGAAACATTGATTTAACTCTTGGATTGAGTGCTGATAGTGGTTCAAGCACTGTCAATACTTCACAAACTCTGACGATTGCAGGAACTGCAAATGAGATTGAAACATCTACTTCAGCTCAAACAATTACAGTTGGTCTTCCCAATGCAGTTGTTGTTGGTACTTCATTAAGTTCACCAACAATTAAAACTGCAACCATCCAACATTCAAATGGAACAGAAGCAGTTACAATTGATGCTACCGGTAATGTTGGAGTTTCTTCAAACCTAACTGTTAGTGGAAATCTTTATGTAAATGGTAGCACAACTCAAGTTAATACTTCTACACTTACCGTAGAAGATCGTACCATTCAACTTGGTATTGTTGATGGTGCAGCACCATCAACTGCGACAACTTGGGACCTTGGAGTTCTCTTCAACTATTATACTGATAGCGCAAAGCAATCTGCAGTTGTATGGGAACACGGAGACGGAAGATTTAAGTTTGGTTCTGTAATCAGTGATGGTGGTGGAACTGGAGTTAATAATCCACAAATCACAGTTTCTACTTTTGCTCCTATTGAAATCGGTTCACTTTGGGTAAATGATTGTGCTGGACAATCTCAAGTTATTTCCTGCACAGGAACTGAAAGATTCCTTGAGAATATCACCGTTGATGCAGGTACTTTCTGATATTTGATTTGATAATCCTAAATACACCCAGGAAACTGGGTGTATTTTTTTATGACTGAAGAAGACTTAAAGGCAATTCTTGCAAAATATCAACAAAAAACATTTGAATTATATAATAGTAATGTGGTATTAGAAACTCAAATTGAGCAGCTTAATAAATTGGTTTCTTCTTTACAATTGCAAGTTGAAAAATTATCACAAAAACAAAAAAGAACTACAAAACAAGAAGAAGATTTTTCATAAATAATCAATAACTCTTATATAAGAGTTTTCTACGGTAAATACCAAAAATGCGAGGATTGAATGACAAATCCTAATCTAAGAATTAAACGATCGGCCGTTCCCGGAAAGAAACCAACGGTAAATGATTTACCTTTGGGGGAATTAGGACTTAATACTTATGATGCAGAGTTATTTGCTCGTAGAGAACGCGCAGGTATTGGCACCGATATTGTAAGACTCGGTGCTGGAGCAACAGTTACTAATATTTTATATGTCACACAAGACGGAAGCGACTCCAACACAGGAAAAAAACTTGGAGACGCAAAAAGAACAATCGGAGCAGCACTCACAGCAGCATCAACAGGAACAGTTATTAAAGTTAGTGCTGGATCTTATGTAGAGAATAATCCTCTTTCATTACCAGAACAAGTTTCAATTGTTGGAGATAGTCTAAGGGAAGTATCAGTATCTCCACAAAATTCAAATCAAGATTTGTTTTATGTGACAACAGGAAACTATATTGCAGAGATGTCTTATACAGGCACTCTGAATTCTGGTAAATCAATATTTGCATTTAATCCAGTTGGTGCTGGAACAATCACACAATCACCATATATTCAAAATTGTACTAATTTCATTCCAAATAGCATTGGAATGAAAATTGATGGAAATCATGCGAGCGGTGATTTGAAATCAATGGTTCTTGATTCATATACTCAATACAATCAAGGTGGTATTGGTGTTTCAATTACTAACAATGGTTATGCGCAATTAGTTTCACTTTTCACTATTTGCAATGATATTGCAGTTTATTGTGGTTCCGGTGGTGCTTGTGATTTAACAAACTCAAATTCATCTTTTGGAAATTATGGATTAGTTGCAGATGGAGTCGGATCAGAACAATTTGTAGGTATTGTCACTACATATGCTTCGGCAAATAGTAGTGAATTTGTTTTAGCTGGTTTAGGAAACACCAGACCATTTGATGGTCAAGTAGTTTATTTTGGTAATTTATATAATACTATTGGAAGAGTAGTAGTTTCATCCGGCGGAACAGGGTACACTTCAACACCCACAGTTACAATTTCTCCACCATCTACTTCTTGGGGAGTTCAAGCTCAAGCAGTTGCAGAAATTAAAAATGGGAGTGTTACTGGAATTGAAATTGTTTCTAGTGGGAGAGGATATGAAACCACTCCAACAATAACCATATCTACACCAAATGTTGGGGTTAACACTGCAACTGCATCTATTTCATTACTTCCAACATATTATGTAATTCAAAGTTCCACTCCAGTAATTTCTGGAATTTGCACAATTACTTTAACTGATAATGTTCCTTATGCTGTTGGTGTTGGAACAACGGTCCCATTTTTTAAACAAAGTCGTATTTTAGCATCTGGTCATTCTTTTGAATATATTGGAAGTGGGGTGACAATTGCAAGTGCTCTTCCTGCTGTTGGTGGAGTACCAATTCAAGCAAATGAAACTGATGCTCGTAATGGTGGTCTTGTTGTTTATACCTCAACAGATCAATCTGGAAATTTTAGAATAGGTGATGGTGTTGTTATAAATCAACAAACTGGAACAATCAGTGGAACATTCTATTCTAAGAGTTTGTTCTCTACAATAACACCATTTATACTCGCATTAGGAGAATAAAAAAATGGCTTTAGCACTCAATGTATTCCAAACAGTTACCGCAGTAGTATCAACAAGTCCAACGGAGGTATACACTGCTCCAGTTGGATATACTGGCGTAGTTCTTTTAGCACAAGTCACAAATATTGGAGCAAACTCTGCTGATGTGACTTTACTTCATCGAAGAAGTTCGACTGATACTGAAATGTTGAAGAACTATCCAATTTCTGCAAGTGATACTGCAAATCTTCTTGCAGGAAAATTAGTTCTTGAAAGTGGAGATAAATTAGTACTATCAGGTAGTAATGCAACCGATTTAAAATTTATTGCAAGTATTCTAGAAACCCTCAACTAATATAGAACAATGCCAAAAGGATATATCAGCAACCGTCAAAAAAATCTTAAGATTGGTATTTCTTCTTATACCGAGAGTAATACAGTACTTGAGGTTACTGGTAAGGTTGGTATTGGAACCACAAATGCAACTACATCGTTAGATGTAAATGGTGGTGTTAGAGTTCGTGGCGCTGTTTATGATAAAGATAATTCATCAGGAAATACTGGACAGATTTTAGTATCTACAAATACTGGTGTAGATTGGCAAGATATTGATAGTATTCAAACCATTACTCAAATTATCAATAATTCTCTTACTGGAATTCAGATAAAAGAAGAAGGTGTTGGTATAGGTACAACTTTTACTTCAATTAATTTTATTGGTCTAGGAGTAACCGCATCTGCAAATGGTACTACTGCAGATGTTACATTTACTCAGCAAGTAGGTCCTCAGGGTACTACAGGATCTCAGGGTACTACTGGAGCACAAGGTACTACAGGATCTCAGGGTACTACTGGAGCACAAGGTACTGAAGGATCTCAAGGATCCACTGGATCTCAGGGTACTACTGGAGCACAAGGTACTGAAGGATCTCAAGGATCCACTGGAACTCAAGGAACCACCGGAACTCAAGGATCTACAGGTACTCAAGGCACTACAGGATCTCAGGGTACTACTGGAACTCAAGGTGCTACAGGTTCTCAGGGCACTACCGGATCTCAAGGAACCACAGGAACTCAAGGTACTGATGGAACCCAAGGAACTACAGGATCTCAAGGCACTACCGGAACTCAAGGAACTACTGGAGCACAAGGAACTACTGGAGCACAAGGTACTACAGGATCTCAGGGTACTACTGGAGCACAAGGTACTACAGGATCTCAGGGTACTACTGGAGCACAAGGTACTACAGGATCTCAGGGTACTACTGGAGCACAAGGTACTACAGGATCTCAGGGTACTACTGGAGCACAAGGTACTACAGGATCTCAGGGTACTACTGGAGCACAAGGTA